GCGTGTGGCCGGGGGCGAATCACGAACGTATTACGAACGCATGGGCACACGGTGTGGGCCACTGATCTTAATAACTATGGCTGTCCCAACTCTGAGAGCAGGATTGATTTCCTGATGGAACGTCAGTCGCGCATCGATGTAGAAGCGATTGTAACTAATCCACCGTTCAAGCTTGCAGAGCAATTCGTAGAGCATGCACTGTTTCTTTGTCCGCGTGTGATCATGCTCCTGCGGTTTGCGTTCTATGAGAGCGACCGGCGCTCGCACATATTGGAGAACTGTGGGTTGGCGAGGATCTACTGCTTCCGCAAGAGGCTCCCCATGATGCACCGGGATGGCTGGGAGGGACGCAAGGCTAACTCGGGAATGGCGTTTGCATGGTACGTCTGGGATAGGTCGTATATCGGGCTACCGACCACCATCCATCGTCTCTCGTGGGAGACAGGCGGTGCCGCGCCCGTTGTATGAGAAGGAATCTGACCAGAAAGCTGAGGTCAGACTTGGAAGAATCCTCGGGAGTTTCCTTAAGGCTGAGTTCGTTCGCATCCAAGGCAGGGACGGGAAGCCTCATCTTGATGGCGCTTATATACGTGATGGGGCCATCATGGCCTTCTCCGAGAACAAGCAGCGCACCTACGTCTATCGTGCTTATCCCGACTACCGCATTGGTGAGCGGAAGGTACTGGATGCGCGCACGGTCACTGAGATCTTCCGCGTTCCGGTGTTTCTCGTGGTGGGGTTCAAATGCGGCACTGTGGCCTCTCTCAACTTCCAGAGGCCATATCGGGGAGGCATGTCCTTTGGCCGCCACGACCGTGGCGACCCCTATGACACTGAGCCGGGTGCGGCGTTTGAGTGGGAGGAGTTCAGGATTGTGAGGCATCCATGAAGGGCAAGCAGTACATCGGCAAGTGTGCGGTGTGTGGCAAGTCCCATGGGTACTTCCAGCGTGCGACTTACGATGGCGCACCGGATGGTGGCGTGCCAGTACACGGTAGCTGCCTTGCCAAGTTCTACGAGAATCTGGAACGAGAAGAGTGGAAACGGGAGGCGCGTGATGCTATCCTTGCGGCATCGAAGGTATGAAACAAAAGCGCGCCCGTCCTCTGGGTCAGACTCCGGGGCGGGCGTTGCCTTGTGTGCGCCATGACTGAGGACGAGGCGCTCGCCGAAGTCCGGCGCATTGTCTCTGGAACCGTCGTCGTGTTTACCGATCCCTACGACGAGCGGGGTCGGGAAGACCCTTTCCTAGTTGGTGACCGCAACGCCGATACCATCATCCGGGCGCTGAACAGCGCGGGCTGGTCATGGGTGAAGCAATGAAGATCCTCCGCCCCTATCAGGAAGACGCCTTCCAAGACCTCCGGGCGACCGTGCGTCAGGGTGTTAGGCGGATCGTCGTCCAAGCCCCCACCGGCTCCGGGAAGACGCGCCTAGCCGCCGAGATCGTCGTGGGAGCGCAACTGAAGGGCAACCCGCTGGTGTTCGTCGTCCCCGCGATTGGTCTCATCGACCAGACCGTCGAGATGTTCGCTGACGAGGGTATACGGGATATCGGCGTGATACAGGCCGATCATCCTCTGACGGATTGGAGCAAGCCGGTCCAGATCGCGAGCATTCAGACGATACGCGCGCGAGGGGCTTACCCCAAAGCAAGTGTGGTGCTCATCGATGAGTGCCATCAACTGCACAAGGAGCACATCGCATGGCTGAAGCACGAGGACTGGTCACAGATCCCGTTTATTGGCCTTTCCGCTACACCTTGGACGAGAGGACTGGGCAAATACTTCGATACGTTGCTTGTGATGAGCACGACGAAAGAACTTATCGCCCAAGGGTACTTGTCCCCGTTCACGGTGTTCGCGAGTGATCACCCGGACCTGTCAGGCGTCAAAACCGTCGCAGGTGACTATCACGAGGGGCAACTCTCAAACGTGATGCAGGATAACGTCCTCGTCGCGAACATCATCAAGACGTACAGCGAGAAGTGGGGCAAGGGGAAGACGTTTTGTTTTGGGGTCGATTGCGCGCACGCTCAGATGTTGCAGGCGCGGTTCCTAGAGGCCGGGATATCCTGCGCCTACCAAGATGCTCGCACACCCATAGCTGAGCGCCGGGAGATCAAGCGCAAGTTCCACGCGGGCGAGTACCAAGTGGTCTGCAACGTCGCGACCCTCACCACAGGCGTAGACTGGGACGTGCGGTGCCTGATCCTTGCCAGACCGACCAAGTCGGAGATGCTCTTCGTACAGATAATCGGAAGGGCCTTGCGCACCGCCGAAGGGAAAGACCAAGCAATTATACTGGATCATACCGATACGACGATGCGCTTGGGCTTCGCGAGCGACATCCACCACGATCATCTCAATGGTGGACGCTTCGACACAGCAGCCAAGGTCATACGCAAGCCTGCCTTGCCCAAGCCGTGTCCGAAGTGCGCGTGTCTGATCCCGGTCGGTGTGAAGGTGTGCCCCGCGTGCGGGTTCGAGCGGGTGGCCCCCCTCTCACCGATCATGGAGCGCGATGGCGTTCTCGTCCAGTTCGATGGAAGCTTCCGCAAGAAGGGCGACCGGAAGGCCTACACGTATTCTCAGGTGGAGAAGGAGCGGTTCTACGCTCAACTCAAGGGCTATGCCCTGAGCAAGGGCTACCAGCCCGGATGGGCGTTCTACAAGTACCGGGAGAAGTTCAACGTCGAGCCGTCGTGGGCAATGAAGAGTGTGCCCGCAATGGCTCCCGGCCCGGAGGTGTCCCAGTGGATCAGGTTCACGCAGATCCAGTGGGCGAAGAGCAAGAAGAATCCTAGGAACAATCCCGATGCCAACGAGTCCAACGTTTGAGCGTCTGGCGTTGCGGCTATACGTACACGGCCCAGAGGGCATGGACGTGCGGGTGGCGAAGAGCCTGCTGCGGGGGCCGTTGTGGCTGGAGACGAGGAACCTCTTGCGAGGTCATGGGTTCGAACTATCAGAGATAGCCGCGATTGCCGGAAAGAAACACCCCAAGGGCTGCGCGTGCTGGGATTGTGTGATAGCGTTGAACCGCGCGGTCAGGAGGACGACTAATAGGAAGGCTTCGTCTGTCCCCAACGGATTGCCCCCCAGCCCTGCGAGGCAGACGTAGAAGAGCCCCGGAAGGCCCGACACCCTCCGGGGCTTTGTCTTAGTTGTCGAGCTTCTCGAACTTCCACCAGTTCTTCACCCATCGCATCCGCCCGCGTTTGAAGCGGTGGATATCCATGGGGATCTTCGTGTAGGTATCGCAGATCTCGTCATCGTCTACAGCGTAGTAGTGGCCGGTGACGTGAACGATATGCGGGCCGTGGTGTCTTCCCATCTGGACCCCTTCAAGGAAGTCATCCAGTCGGAAGACCGGGTCATGCACCGGGGTTATCACGTCATCGTCTTCGTCACGGTGCCGGATGATCCGGCGGCGAGCTTGCAGAGCCGTGCCGTCAGTCTTGACCACCCGCCACCCGAAGGTTGCCATGGTCTTGAGCATCATCGTGTTGGTGATGCCCATGACCGGCATAGCGTGGCCATTGCGCTTGGTTCCCTTCTGTGCCCGGATCACATCCCGTATGATGGAAATGGGCTCCCCGGTCACAGCGGCGATGGCGGTCGGCCCACAGTAGGGCATGCCGCGCACGTCGTAGATGGGCGTGTGCAGCATGTCATTCCTCGTCCCAGTCCTGCGCCATCTTGGCGAAGTCCTCGTCGGCCAACCCAGTCATGAGCATCTCGCGCTGACTGGGGGAGAGGTCAGGGAGGGCCTCTTGGATCATGAGAGGCCCCTCGCGCCACTGCAGGTAACGCTCGTACTGCTCCTTGGTGAGGGTCACACTCACCTCGGGATACTCGCCCACAATCTTGGGCGGGCGAACATATACCGTATAGCCGCCGGGGATTTGTTCGACGCGGCGTGAAGGCGTGAATCCGTTGATGTCCATTGTCAGACTCCTTCTTGCATAGGTGTGAAGGGTTGAAGGGTTGAACCGTTCAAGGGTTGAACCCTTCAGGGGTTAGAGCCGTGCGACTATCTGCTCGAACTTGCGCTCGCTGAGCGTGAGCCTGTCCTCCACCAGACGGCGTAGTAGCTTTCCCACGGTCTCGGGGATATCCACATCGCCGCTCGCGTAGCGGTAGCACTCACGTTGTGACTTGCCGAGAACCTCGGCGAGCCGGGGGTAACTCCAGCCAAGCGTGCGCTTGGCGTGGACGTATTGATTCTTGGTCACTTCTCTTTCTCCCTTTTCTCTGCGATGGCGCGCGCACGTTGAATTGCCAAAATGCGCGGATCACCTGCGATGTAGAGTTGCTCCTCAGGCGTTAACTCCCGGAGCTTCAAGCCCCTGTCATAAGCTTGGATGTGTCCGCAGTAGATACACACGATGATGTCGTCGGGGTCGGGAGCGGAGTCCTTCTCCCCGACATTTGTTGCGCCATCGATGGGGCTCCCACAGCCTAGACAAACTGTGGGAGGTATGTGGCGATCCTGTCCAAGCTTCATCATTTCGGTGTCCTGTTTCTATTTCTCCAATTCTCGTCCGCTTGCCATGAAGCCTCTCTGTTGCGCTCTTTCAGTTTTCTGCGCTTCTCATCTCTGTTGGCCATGATGACCAACACCAGCAAGCCGGGGAGAAACACTGCAAGAGCCACCAATATGGCGTGGATCATGTTCAGTGCCTCGTCTCGTCCAGAAGCCCGGTCATGCGGCCAGCCATCGCATAGGCCTCCGGGTCTTCGTGAAAGTCGGACAGCGTGGCAGGGCCATGCTCCGGGCGTAAGATATAGTAATGCCCTGACATGGTGCTACCGTTGCGATCCTCGGCGGTGACGCGAAGCACCTCGCGCCGGTCGGGGTGCTTGGATGGTTGGGGACCGCTCAGGGCGTTCTTGCCCTTCACGATCCACGCCTCCACAATGAACACGAACCGCTGCACATTCTCCTCTTTGAACTTATCCCGTAGAAAAGCGATGGCCATGTCCTTCTCGTCGTCGTCGCCCCATGGCGTAACACACAGCATATGCGGGCCATGCTCGGGCACAGCGTGCCAGATGGGAGCGACGTTGCCATCACGGTAGAAGATGTGCGTGGCGTTAATCTTGGCGTTCTCGAATAACTCACGTAGGGTGGGGAGCTTTTTCATGTCACGCGCCCTCCGCATCGTAACGGCCTTTGATCAGCCGCATCATGCGTACTGGGAGGACAATGTCGCTGTTGCAACTATCGCAGCAGCGACCATCATTGATGGGCTGTGCATTGTTGCCACCGGCCCATCCGCTCAGCGGGTGGGGCTCGATGTCATGCCCGCAGATGCTGCATTTGAGTAGCTTGTTGAGCTTGGTAACCATGTCAGACTCCTGTTGTTAACGTAGTGGGACTTGGCACCCGGCGAGGGTCGCCACCATGATTACAATCGCAATCACAATGGCGACCGCCACCAGCGTTTCGAGATGCTCGCGCATCAGTCGTTATCGGCGACGAAGTTGAAGTACATCCTCGGGCTATGCGTGAACTCCATCGAGCCCTTCACGCCGTCGCTCTTGCGGGTGACCACGATGAAGGGCGCGAGGAAACCATGCACCTCGAACTGCTCGCGCAGTTGGTCGGTGTTCCAGCGTTGGTCGGCGCGTGCCAGATCATGGTGGGGCTGGCCAGATTCGATCATGGCGCGGCGCAGGTCTTCTGTGTCGTCTTTCATGTCAGACTCCTATGCAGGCTTGTGTGAAAGGACGGGAAAGTCACGGGTCGGCTCGCACTTCCAAGAGGCGAGCGGCTTCTTGGGGTCAGTCACCCACTTGTGAGCATTAGTGCTGATGCCGGTCTTCACTAGGTGAATGCGAGCACCACAGCGGTCGCAAGTCCCCTCAAGCTTCTTGTCCATGTCAGACTCCTCTTGCCTTGGGTTGCTCGGTTGGATGCGTGACAGCGTAGTCGTGGGTGACGTAACCGAGAGAAGCGTCACCGCGTTCGTGCTTGTGGATGTGCATCTGCCGTCCACCGCACAGATCACACCGGATCAGATCAGCGTTCTCGTCCACCGGCTCCCACAGATGCGGGTTGCATCGCTTGCTCGGAGGATTGCGCCAGTCATCGCGCCAATGCGCTCGCACCTCATGGCGCTTGCGGTGCGCGAGGGCGACCATCTGCCTTGCCAATATACGGGTATCTTTCTTGGCCGGAACATTGAGCGTGATGGTCTGGTGCGAGAGGTACTTGCGGATGCGACCGCGTGCGAGGAATCCCTTGGTCAAGCGCACCTCGCCTTTGATCATGGGCAAGTGATCGATGGTGGCGAGCAATGCCCAGACGCGGCGCAGCACGCCGGTCCACTCCGTGAGCAGGTAGCGGAAGTAGAGGTCATAGTCCGGGTGGACATGGCGCGGGTCGTTAATCAGCGGCGAGCGTATGAGCCCCACGTTGTCGCGGTGATAGCCGGGAATACCGACCACGACCGCAGACATGTAGCCAAAGCGCCGGGACAGGTCGCTGTTGGGATCGCCCACAGGCGGCGTCCACTCCCTGCCGTAGTCGGGCTCCTGCGGGCCACGCATGATGGTGCGCCACGGCAGCGGGCTGTCGTCAGCCATCCAAGCGAACGTAAAGGGAAACGTCCATGCGGTATATCCGTGGACATCCTTCTCGGTCACCTCGTCTGCCATGGTGAACAGATGCATGATGTGCGCGGTGTCGATGTTGGGATGCTGCTGGATCAGCCATCCCTCACGAGCAGGCATCTCCTTGTCCACAGGCTCGGCCTGCGGCAGGAAGTAGCCTTTGCGTACCTCATATGCGCGATGCTGGTACGGTCGCAGCGGGTACTCAATCCAGATGCTGGCATGCGGCAGGCGCGCTGACACCCGCAGGCTATCGGCGAGGCGCGAGCATAGCGGGACAGGGTCACCTGCCACGCCAGCCCGGATGAAGGACTCGTTCGACAGGTCAGCCATGAACGCGGCCATACGGTCATCGATGACGAAACGCCGCGCACTCTCCAAGGCGTGACGCATGTCGGTATTCGAGCGCCAACCGGGATTCGTCGTAGGTCGGAACGTCTCCCGGTAGAGCGCATCGAGGAGGGTAGAGGCGGGCTTCACCGTTTCCTCCCCAGCGAGGGCAGCCCACCAGACACGGTGCGGACGCTCTTGGGTGCGGCATTGTCGATGCGGTTGCGCTTGCGGCGCTGGCGACGAAGCTTGCGAAGCTTGCGGCTCCAATCCTCGTCGGTGTGCCTGCGGATGGAGGAGGTCATGGTGCCCGCCCCTCGGCCTCGACCTTGCGTGTGGCCTGCAGCACGCGGTGTATCTTGTGGCCTAGCTGGTCCGTTTCGACATGCGCCCAGAAACACGCGGGGCGATTCACAATGGCCATATCGACCAGCGTCTGCAGGATCAAAAGTTCGCGTTCGCTAAACATGGTCAGACTCCTGTTGCATGATTGCGGTCGCGCCCACCACGAGGATGGGCGCGGGCTCAATCACACCTTGCCTTCACGTTTCCACTGCGCCTTAGCTGCAGCGAGTAGCTCAGGGCTGTGCTCGGTCGTCGTCGTCTGCGGCTCCATACCTCTGGTCTCCGCCTGCAGCGCGCGCACCTTGGCGAGGATGAGCTTCAAGCCCTCATCGCTGGTGTCCACCTTGCCGTTGTAGCCAAGGCGGAAGGGCTGGCTGTACTCCTCGGGCTTCACCTTGGGCACGGCCACGCCCACGAAGGCGTAGAGCATGCGCCGGTCAAGGTCGCCCACGCGGAGCCTCTCCTTGTGTGCGGCGGTGCGCGCCGCCTCCTCCTGCCGCTTGCGCTCGACAAGCTCGGCCTGCTCGGCATAAGGACCGATCAGCCGCTCCGGGTCTACCGTGCGCGTGGGGACCGGCTCGCCCTCTTTGCGGTCCTCCTCGATGTAGCCCTCGATCTTGCTCTCGGTCTTACTCCGGGTCTTGCTGGTGATGACAGCCTGCACCACGAAGCGAACGAGGTCGCCCCTGCGGTCCATGGCGTAGGTCTCGCCTGCTTTGATCTTCGCGGTTTGCATTGGTCAGACTCCTGTTGGCTGGTGTGGTCGGTCGTCGGCGGTTGCCGTCATGGGCGGCCAGAGAAGACCGCCCATAGCCGCAATCGCTCAGTGCTTATGGGAGTGCCACGTCGTCCCGCCGTCGTGGCTGTGGAGCCCCGCAGCGACCGCAGCCTTGTTCACGGGGCGACCGGACATCTGCTCGGCCCTCTGGATGAGCATGCGGGAGGTGGCGTCACCCGTCCGCATGATCTGCCGGTAGGCGCAGAGGTCGCTGATCCCGTCGCGGGACTCCTCCTGCCACCCGGTGAAGACCGGGGCACCATTGGCCCCGACCTTCAGTTGGACGCGACCGGCCACGAGGGCGGCCACGAGGCGTTGCACTGCAGACCGGATCTCAGCCGCGCGCTGGCTGATGGTCTGCTGGGGCTTCAAGCGGGTCTCGCATGCCATGGCTGTCTCCTGCTCAATCGAGGTCGATGACGCGGACGGGGATGGACATGCCCGGATAGACTTCGACCTCGGCGTTCGCGCCGTAGTCGTCAATCAACCGGCCCATGGCTGCCGCTGCTGCGGGCTCGGAGGGCGCGACCTGTACCTGTCCCTCTTCGAACTCGACATCGAGGAACCCGGTGCGCGCATCGAGCACCTTGCGGATGGCTGCGCGGTCGATCTCACCCACGCCCTCGTCAGCCGTGGCCACGATCTGGCGAGCGGTCTTGCGCGCCACCTCGATGGCTGCTGCCACCTTCTCCTGCGCCTCGGGGGTGAGCATGGAGCCGACCGACCGTGCCTTGTTGGCCGCGTCACGCACCTGCGCCACGTCGAGGCGGGACAAGCCCTCGGCCATGCTGGCCAGCAAGTCAGACATCTCGCTGTTGATGGCGCGGATGGCCTCCACGTCGTCGGGCATGATGCGCCCGGTCATCAGGTTGAACCGCAGGCGCGTCAGGCCTGCCGTCTGGTTGAAGGCGTCCACGATCCGGCGGGCCTCGGTCACAGCCTGCTCAAGCTCGACAGCCTTGGACTCGGGGCACAGCAGGCCAAAGGCGCTGTTAGCGCAGACGCACTGGATCTTGCTCCGGGCCAAGCTGCGGGCGCGGATGGCGGCCTCATGTTCGACCGGGTCGGTCACGGTGCGCTCGGTCTCCCAGCGGGCCTTGCGCTCGCCGGTCTCGGTGATGTGGTCGCCCTCTAGCGTGAGGGTGCGGTAGTTGACGTTGCCCTGTATCGATGTCTTGAGCGACACCATCAGGCCGGGGCGGAGAGTAGAGGTGTTAAGCATGGCAGACTCCTGTTGGGTTCGAGGGGATAACCCATGACACGGTGTCATGGGCTTTGTCAAGTTATACGTCAGAGGTCAAGCTTGCGACCGGTCTGGGCAGCAGCCACCTCGCCGACCATCTCAGGTGTGGTCGCGGGGCGGGTGCGGCCCTTGGCCCATGCGCGCATCTTGTCGATGGTCTCTTTGCTGGTCTCGGCAAGGGGCGTGATGGCACGCGCCGCTGCGATCAGATCAGCGGTCGCAAGCTCGCGCCCACCATCGGCAAAGGCGGCGAACATGGCATCGGGCACGAGGGCGGATATCTCTGCGCCGCTGAACTTCTCAGTGGCTCCCGCGACCTGTTCTAGGTTCACCTCTATCTTGCCGCGACCGGCCTGCCGCAGGGCAGCCGCGAGCACCGACATGCGCTCGCGATGGGTCGGAAGATCGACCCAGAAAAGCTCATCGAAGCGGCCCTTGCGGAGAAGCTCGGGCGGGAGCTTGGTCACGTCGTTGGATGTGGCGATGACGAACACCTCGTCCTGCCTCTCCTGCATCCACGTCAGGAATGACCCAAGCTGGTCGGCGGCCACGCCACCATCAGCACCGCCATTGACGGCACCGGACAGGCCCTTCTCAATCTCATCGATGAGCACCACGACCCGGCCCATGGTGGCGAGGATCTCTTGAACCTTGCGAAAGTTGCCCTCGCTCTCGCCCATGAACTTGCTCTTCATGGCACCGAAATCCCAACGCACGAGCGGCCAGTCGCCAAACACGGTCGCGATGGCCTTGGCGATGAGGCTCTTGCCGCAGCCCGACACGCCCACGAGGAAGACTCCCTTGGGGCGTGGCAGGCCATAGCTGCGGGCCTCTGCGGTGTACGCAAGCTTGCGCTGCAGGGTCCACGTCTTGACCACGTCGAGCCCGCCCACGTTATCGAACCCGCCGGGGAGCGCCGTCATCCACTCCAAGAGACCGGCCTTGGCGATGACGGTCTTCTTTTCCTGTGCGATGCGCGCAGGGTCGATGCGCTTGAGCGCGACCAGCGACCGGGCAAAGCAGGACTCGGCCTCCTCGCCGCTCAGGCCCACGGCTGCATCGATGGCCGCGTCCCTGCTCCCGTTGAGGTCAAGCTTGTAGTTGCTCGCCAGCCTGTCGAGCATGCCCGCAAGCTCGGCCCGGTCGGGCATCGGCCAGTTGATGACCACGGCATGGCCCTGAAGCTCGGGCGGTACCTCTGCGCTCGGGCTCAGCACGATAATGGCCTGCGGATACTCCGCCGCCGGGAGGGAGCGCGCGAGGTTGCGCAGGGGGCGGAGCGTCAGCACGCCTCCCGGCCCCGTGATCCACGCCGGGAGGTCACGCATCACCCAGACGCAGGCCTCAGGCCCCTTCTCGGAGGTGTCTTTGATCTGGCGCAGGGCAACGTCGGCCCCCGTGGAGGGTGAGGGCGGGATCTGCCCGGTGTAGTCGGGCTCAAGCACCTTGCCGTCGAGGCCTAGCGCGCGGCCCTGCATGTCGGTGACGCCTGCGCCGCAATCCCAAAACCGGATGCGGAACTTGGCGGCGAGGGCGGCCTCGGCCAGATGCACCTCGACGCGGGCCTCCTCGGAGGTCACGCACCAGAGGATGCAGTTGCGGGCACGCAGTAGCGTGGTGACGTTATCGGCCTCGGCCTGCGAGCGGGTGAGAGCGGTCGTGGTCATCAGGGTGGCGGTCGTCATGTCAGACTCCTCAGAGGGTTGAGCCCCTGTCATAGTGACAGGGGCGTGGATTGTCAACGGTCAGGCGCGCAGGTAGCGAAGGGTGCCCGCGTAGTCGTCGCCCTCGTAGTCGAGGGGGTTGTCATCCAGATCGATCTTGCGGGCAGGGGTGGCGGGCACGCCCTCGGCCACGAAGGCCTCCTTGTCCTTGCCCCACGGCAGGCCCCAATTGGCGGCGCAGGTCTCGCCATAGCCCACGGCCAAGGACTTGCGCCCGGAGGGGCTGTTGGGGCTGTTGCCACCCAGCGGGAGGTTGCAGAAGCAGCAGCGCCCAGTGAGCTTGCCGTGCTCGCTGGCGATCTTGGCGGGCTCGGCAGCGAACTGTGCAAGGCGCTCAGCAATGCCTGCCGGTGCCTCCCGCGAGGGCTGATAGGTGCCATCCTGCAAGATGCGCCCGTACCATGGGCGGGTGCCGTCCATGCTGCGCTCGCCCGTGATGGTGAGGGAGCCCGGAACCTTGGCGCGCGGGCCTGCCACGTTGACGCGCACGACAATGTCGTCAACGCCGGGGATGTACAGCATGATGGCCGGGAACTTGAGGCGCTTGGCGGTGCGGTTGAACAAGGCCATGATGCCGCCCACGTCGCCCACCTGCGCCTCGACGCGGGGCTCACGGGCCTGCGGTGCGACCGCGTACACGAAGCCCCAGCGGGTGGAGGCCACGAGCGCGCCCAGTGTGGCGGTCTTCTGCTCGCCTGCGCGGTTGGTCACGGTCACGACCGTGCCGGGGGCTTGCTGGGTCGGGCATTGCACCGCCCATGCGCCGTTTGCCTTGGTCCAAGTGTTCGTCATGGTGTCAGACATCCTGTTGTGAAGGGCCGGGATGGCACTTCGTGACAGGCCCCGCAGGGCCTGCTGCGAAGGGTCACGCCTGCCCTGCGACGGTGAAGGTCCAAGGGGTGAGGCGCATGTCGCTGCCGTAGGGCTTGAACAGGTGCGCGGTGCTCACCTTGTGCTTCATGCGGTAGTTGGGGTCGTATGACGGGGAGAAGGGCTTGCCGACCGCGTTGAACATGCGGGCCTTGGCCTTGGGAGCGCGGGGCTTGGTGACGCGATAGCCAGCGGCTTGGACGACTGCGAGGGCTTGTTCGAGAGACATGATGGTCAGACTCCGGTTGGCCCCTCGGCGAGGGGTATGACGATGTTATACGCTCACCCATGCCATAACGCCACCCCTCGGTCCTATCCGGGAGGAGATTTAATCTGTTACGTGTGTAACGATTGTTCGACGTTTGTTCCACTCTTCTTATGTGCAACGTCAACGAAGAGTGTGAACTTAGGCTCACAGTTGTGGTCTACAACTCACAGATGAAATCGCCGCTGGTGCGTTTATCCGGGAGGGGCGCTACCCTGACATGGTCGGCGCGGGAGCGCACCAGCGGGCTCCGCAGGGGCTCCCAGAGGCATCCGAATGAGCACGTAGCGAGAACACGTTATGGAATATCTGGATGTGATTTGATTCGCGCAGCGGTTCAAGTACGATAGTTACACTGATTCTATCGATGTAACTATCGTGTCAGCCCCCATCTGTGTACTCGTTGCAGTTGTAACCATCACTAGTGTGGCATTTACGCAACATGTCAGGGGTACTACTACCGATGGTGTTATCCACAGGCCGATTTGACCTAGTGCCGAATCGGGTCGGAGACTCGCGCGCGTGCAGCAGCAGCGAGGGCTGGTGCATCAGTAAGGGGTCTTCCGGTGGTTCAGTGTGTCTCTCTCCTTCCTCTCCCCAAGTGAGGTGATGCAGTGGGGCAACACTTACTTACCCGGTTAGGATTATAATCCTATGTGGTTTCTGCGCCACACTTAGCGGTTAGGTTGCAATGGTACACGGTCACGTATGGAAGCGGGTCAAGCGACGGGACCGCAGCGAGGGCGCGGCGAGCCCGGTGCGCCACCTCGTGGCCAACGGCAGGCCGGTTGCGGCTGGTGACTGGCCGGATGCGGGTGGCTCACCTCTGGTCGCTTGCCGGGACTGTGGCAGGCTGACGACGCACTGGCTGTGCAGGCCATGCCACAGGGCGCAGCCGGGTGCGAGCGCAGCCTAGCTAGGCGGATCAGCCCACGGTCTGCTAGGGTCGCGGCGTCCAGACAGTCAGGTGCATGTAGGGCACCTCTGTCCCCCAGCACAGGGCCGTCAGACCATGTCCAATCGGCAGACAGCGTTGGTCACCAGCAACGCCAAGCTCACCGCACAGCGCAACGCCAAGGGGAGGTTCGAGCCGGGTGCGTCTGGCAACCCCGGTGGCGCATCGCGTGCGCGCCGGGAGTTGAACGCCGACACCATACGCGAGATGCACGCCGCATTCAGGACGGGAGGGCGGCAGGCCATCGACAAGGTCATGCGTCAGTCGCCTGCCATCTTCTTGAAGTTGCTGGTGTTACTGGTGCCGCGCGAGTTGGAGGTCACGCACACTGGTGGCGTGAAGGCCATGAGCGACGAGCAACTGGAAGCGGGCATCGAGGCCATCCAAGCGATGTTAGCCAAGCGCGAACAAGGGGTTATCGATGTGACGCCGTCTCCCCAGATCCCGGAGACTCCCGACATACCGGAGGGCCGTCCGGTACGTAGGAAGCGCGGTCGCGCCGCTTCCCCTGTGCTTCCCGGCGAGAGCAACAGCGACGATAGCATAGATGGATCAAGGGGATAGCGTGGCTGTGCCGCTGTTCATGAGACAGCAGGCGCGCGGCGTGGCGGCGCAGGCGGCAGGGCAGGGGCGAGGCCCCCCGGCACCCCCCGGCGCGAGAATTATAAATATGAGAAGGCCCCCCCCAGAAAAATCTGGCCAATTTTTATACTTTGGCCCCAACGTCTTGATTTCATTGCTAATCCGGGTTTCTACTGGCTAACCCCCCTCTTTAGCTAGCTTGGCGCGCTGCCTGCGTTTCTTGAGTGCGGCAGCGGAGGGGGACAAACTTGCTGGACGACCCCCTTTTGTCCCGCTAGGTTTGTCCTCGGACTTTGTCCCTTTTGTCCTCTTTGTCACAACGCCAGCTTCAGCTTTGGTCAGGCGTGCGTCCAGTTGGGTGACCCGCAGTTCGAGGTCGGCGATCCGTTGCCGCAGGGTGACGAGGTTGTCGGACGGCAGCATCTCGGCTGAGGTAGTGGGCGATGACGATGAGGGCGAGGCTGGCGGGGATACTGAGGATGGCGACGATGATGAGGCAGGAGACGAAGGTGGACGTGAGGGTGGCCATGACTTCCTCTGGTTGCTGAGGCGGGGGACATGCTCGCCAGCGAAGGTAGGGCAGCTACCCCAGTGGGCTTCGTGGCAGAGGCGGCAGACGGGAGGCTTCATGGCGATTTCCGATCAGTTCGTTGATCCTTGGCTGGGCCATTTGGCACAGTTGAAGGTTGAGGGCACCTCGGTGCCTTACGACTGGCAGGAGGTTGCGCTGGGCTACACCATTACACGGGAGGCGACCGGGTTACTGACCTTGACGCGCGCTCCGCTGGCGATGCCGCACGTCTGGATACCGGTTGTGGCGGCAGCGGCAGCGATCATAGCAAACCCGGTGGTGACCCGGCGCTTTTGGCAAGGCTGGAGGTAAGCCATGAACGGCTTTCAGGTTGATGCGGTGCACAATGCCTTGGCGGAGAAGGATGCCGAGATCGTGCGGCTCAAGGCCATCGAGCGGGCCGCCGAGAAGGCCTACCGTTATCACATGCTCGGCTACAAGGAGCCCACCGAGTTCAACGCCAACGTGATGTTGGATTTGATGAACGAACTAGGGGCGGTGCTGTGACGACCAGAGTCGAGCACGCCAAGAAGGTGCTTGCGATGGGGTTGTGCCGCATCGTTGGAATCGAGCCGATTGACAGCACGGATGGCTCGCCCAACTGGTGGATATTCTCGGAGACCGCCGCCAAGGTCATCGATGATCTGCAAGAGCGCGGCTTCTTTAAGGAGCCTCCCCAAGAGCCCAAAGAGCCTAAGCCATGAGCGAGCGAGCATATGGGAGACTGTTGGATAAGTGCGAGAAGCTGGAGGCCGAGATCGAGCGGCTAACTCGCGAGCGAGACGAATGGAAAGAAAAGTGGATGGCGCTGGCTCAAGCCGCACTGACCGTCAGCGCCTTGGAGCAAAAGCCATGACCGACATTCACGAGCCTTGCCGCGCCAATATGGCGAAGGCCGACATAGCCCTGCGCGCGGCGCTGGACGAGATCGCACGGTTGCGAGGTGAGGTGGAAGTTTACAAGGCGCTTGTGAACGAGGATTTGCACGCCAAGAACGCGCACCTCAAGGATGAGCTTGATGATTGGCGTAAGGAGGGTGAGAAGCTGCGCGCCGATCAGCAACAGCTATGCCTCGATATCGAGAACCTGAAGGCGGAGAACGAGCGGCTCAAGAATGAGCAGATGCCGATGCGGCTGGAGAACGAGCGGCTCAAGGCCGAGCGCCACACCACCAAGGAGATGCTGGAGGACGTGCTCAAGCGTCACGGCGCTCACTACGGTCTAGGCCGTGGTGGGCTTGGTGGTGCAGGACAGAGCAAGCCATAATTGTGATGGGCTGAAGGCTGTCGATGACTGAGCGTTACGGCTTTGCGCTACATCCGTGGGCCGGGATTTTTCCAGCGTTCCCGGAGCTATATCCAATGATCCCGCGCGAGGGCATCTGGTTCTGGGCCGATTTCCCGCAACGCAAACCCTACATTCGTCGGAAGACCTTAAATTAAAGAGCCCCCAGAGGATGAATCTGGAGGCTCTTGACGCTGAGTGTCGGGAAGTGTCAGAAAGTGCCGGGAAGTGTCAGGTTGTTCCGTTCTGTTTCTCCTTGATGATCCGCTGTGCCCGCTTGATGGCCCGGATCATTCCTTGCAGGGCATAGGCGTAGTCCTCGTAGGCCTCGCGGTAGACCCGCCTGACCTCGTGGATTTGCCCAGCCTCCAGCATCTCGATCTGGAACCGGATGCGGGTGTCCACGCTTAGCGCCGTCATCAGAAGGCCATTGTCGAAGTGGTCTCTCTGGTCGTCATCGAACTTGAATGAGGGGTCGTTCTTGTTGATGGCGAAGATGCGTAACCCTTCGTCCCATCCCGGCATTCCGACCTTGATGTACGCGATGTTGAAGCCGGGATAGTCGGGATCGTTCTCGTCTTGGTGCGCGCGGATCCAGTGTATAGTATTATTCACCATCGTCAGGGTGAAGGCGGGGAAGGTCTTCTTCATCTCCACCAAGATATCTTCGTAGGTACGGCACGGGAGCGCGTCGTACAGAAAGTCAGCGTATTCCGACATGATCGACATATTATCCCATCCTTAATCCTTACTCGTTGACCACTGACAGAAGTCCTTTGCCGCTCTTGCGCTGGGTGGATCCCAGCGTGTTGGCGGATTCTCGCCATGTGTTCGCGACCGTCAGGCAAGCGTCCAGCAATCCTGCAATGGCGGCGGGCGAATACTCGTCAAGATTGGACTTGATCAGCTTGAGGGACTTGTTGGCGAGGCGGCGAGCCTCGTTGGCGTTCTTCATGAACTGCGCGCGCGCCGCGAGCGGATTGACATCCTTCTCCTCGGGGGCGGGCAGATCCTTGCGCCGGGGCGAGCGCACGGCTTGGCGTCTCGCACGGGCCTTCTTGCGCTTGGCCTTGGCCTTCTCTCTTTCTTCGGGGGTCTGGGCCTTGAGTTCCTCCTCTGCTGCTTTGGCTTCCATCTTGTGGAGCCGTCTGCGTTCCTCGGCGGCCTTCTCGCGCGCCTCGGCCCGGATTTCGCGAAGGACATCTTCCACGAAGGCCTGCGAGACGGCCCTCCCCGCCTTCTCGGCAGCCGCCACGATGACATCCAGCGCATCCGGGTGACCCGCCGCGAAGTGTACCCGCAGCGGAAGACCCTTGTGCCTGCGGTTGTGGGAGAACATCTCCGCCGCTTGTCGAAGAAGTCTCAAGTACGCAATCGTGTACTCGACGCCGTTCTCCTTGAGTTCTTCCTGCGCCGCCATGAGGCCCTTGGTGCCGGTGTTGTTCTCGGTGGTCTCCTTGAGCACGGCATCGGCAACCAGCCATTGGTTGAACTCTTGGGTCTTGGCGACCCGTACTAGCTCGGGAAAAACGAGGTGCTTCATTTGGCTTCTCCTTCTGTTGAGATTGTCAGACTCGTAGTGACCTCGGTAGTGTCAGCAGTGGTGGTTGCTTGATCACCATCCCCCAACAGCTTGTGCATCGCCACATCGAAGCTATTCTTGGCTGCGAATAATCTCACGCTGGGTGGGTCGCCCGATGCAGCGCAGAGCCTTGTATTCTCCCGGAGAAGCTCATCGATCAAGCTCATCGCCCGCATCAGCGCATTGGTGAACTGTGTGCATTTGGCGTCGAGCGCATCAGCGCGCTGCATTTGGGCGTCAGCCTCGCGCATGCTGGCGCTGGCATGCTGGGCCTGAATGGCGGCGGCCTGTGCAATCGCGGTGTGCGAGGCGGTGATCTGGTTGTGCTCAAGCCGCTCGATCTCGGCCTTCAGCCGTGCCACCTCGTTATCATGCTCTGGCATTGGGTCGGAGCCGTTCATGGGACTGGGTTCCTTAACGTCACGTTGATCGCTCGCATTGCGTTGTCCAGCGCGCCTTTGCAGGCACCCACACTAGGATGCAACGGGCTCTGATCCGGCATATACGTGATAAGAGCCTCTGTCAGTTGGATTGCGCAGTTCAGGGCATGCACGATGAGCGCGGCCCCCTCGCGTACCTTGGCTAGCTCGGCTTCCAGTTCCCTGATCCGGGCTATGTGCTGGATCTCATATGTCATGGCGCGCTGTCCGATGTGTTGACTTTCGTAATACAATTCGGTTAGCTTGTCTAGCCGAGAGGGACGCTATGAGCAAAAAACCGCGAAAAGCAAAGCCGTCGCTGCGCACGTCCATCATGGTGGTGCGTCTGACCGAGGACGAGCGGGTGAGATTTGAATCCGATGCCGACAGGAAAGGGCTCCAGCTTTCCTCGTGGGCAAGGATGCTCTTATTGGAGAAGCTCAAACACAAAGAAGGAGTCTGACGATGGGTGCGCCTACAATCACGGTCTTTGAATCCGATATTCTCAACACGCTCCGCGCCATGGTGCGCGGGGCCTACGATCTCCAGCAACTACGCATGCAATCAGGTTTACGCCTCTGTGCGAATTTCCGCGCAAGACTTAAAGCCGTGGACCTCGACAAGCCTGATGATCCTCGCGTGGACATCGATCCAGATGCGGTGGAAGATGTGGTCGAGGAAGTGAGTGAAGAGGACGAAGCCGCTGCAGCCGAGCGCAAGAAAGAAGAGAAACGCAAGAAGAAGGTGATCAAGATCATCAAGGCGGAATACAAGCGCCTCACGGATGGGATCACTTCCAAGAAAGGAAGAGTTCTCATGAAGAAGCTGGACCTGACCGGCTCGCCGATTATCAGTACCGCTGCTGAACTGGCGCTGGTGGAGAGCTATCTCGCCCTCGAAAAGCAGGAGGCCAAGCAGTTCCGCGACCTTGAAGGCACTCTCATGGAGATCCCGATCTACCGGAACTACCTCAAAGACGTGGTCGGTGTCGGCCCCGCCATGGGCGGCGTGCTTATTTCCTACTTGGACCCGCGCAAAGCGCGACACGCTTCCAGCTTTCACAAGTACGCAGGCTTGGACGTGGACAAAGGCTCGGGACGCTCACGCCGGGAAGAGCACCTCGTAGAGCGTACTTACCGTGCGAAAAACGGTGAGATGAAAACCCGCATGGGTGTCACGTATAACCCGTTCCTGAAGACCAAGCTCATGGGCGTTCTCGGCCCCGGATTCTTACGCTCCAAATGCCCTATCCGGCGCAAGGTCTACGATGACCGCAAACACCGCGTCACCACGGATCCTACGCGGGTCAAGGTCACGGTTGCGGTGTGGAAGAAGCTCCACAAGCAACTCAAGGCGGGAGTGGGGACCGAAGAAGATCTACGGCGTCACTGGACCCCCGGAAGAATACACACTGATGCCACCCGTGTGATGGTGAAGCAATTCCTCACGGATCTCTGGGTGAAGTGGCGCGAGCAAGAAGGGCTAAGTGTCACTGCGCCCTATCGGGTGGCCAAGATGGGTCAGCCGCCACATGCCGCGTAGTGGTAAGCAACCCATGAACGGCAAGCGTGCCACTCTAGCTGAGCAACCCACAGACGTTAAGCGTGCTTCAGAGTGCGAGCAACCCAACTGGAACGAGCGTGCCACGGCTGATAAGCAATCCGTTCACCGCAAGCGCGTCAGTAGGCTTAGAGCAACCCAAGATCGAGCAGCGCGCCGACTTTCACCAGTAACCCAATCCCGACGAGCGTGCCGCATAAGACGAAAAACCCGACGACGTGAAGCGTGCCCTACGACAAGAGCAATCCGTAGACCACAAGCGTGCCAGTTGCGATGAGTAATCCAAAAACCCACAGCGTGCCAAGCTCGTCAAGTAACCCAGTTGAATGTAGCGTGCCGTCCCACACCAGCAACCCGTTGCGCAAAAGCGTGCCAGTTCTGACTAGAAAACCATGCCAATAGAGCGCGCCATTCTATCTCAGTAACCCAAGCGCAAGGAGCGTGCCTTTGTACAGTAGCAACCCAAATGCGACGAGCGTGCCACTTAAGCTTAGTAACCCAAGCACCAATAGCGCGCCACCATCTCGGAGCAACCCTTGCAATGTCAGCGTGCCGTTTGGCTGGAGTAAACCGCGTTGAAGCAGCGTGCCATTAAGAGCCGGAAATCCGACACCCATAAACGTGCTACCAAAAACAAGCAACCCTGCGCTACCTAGCGTGCCATTGGTCATAGAGAAACCCAAGTGGTCCCAGCGTGCCATGTAAACTGAGAAAACCGGAACTGTAGAGCGTGCCTACGGCTTCGAGAAACCCGCATTCGGCCAGCGTGCCAAGCTAGAGGAGCAGCCCACCTCAAACCAGCGTGCCATCGTCGTCAAGTAACCCCGCACCTTCTAGCGCGCCTACGGCACCTAGCAACCCTGATGCGGCGAGCGCGCCACTTCAAAATAGCAACCCGGAGGGTAAAAGCGTGCCACATGTCGTTTAGTAACCCAGACATGGACAGCGTGCCAGTTAAGGCCAGTAACCCAAGGTCAAAAAGCGAGCCGTTCCGCACGAGTAACCCACGCACTACAAGCGGGCCACACGCTGACAGAACACCGATGCGCGTAAGCGTGCCAAAGAGGAGATAGCAACCCAAGACGCCGAAGCGTGCCAAGCCCCATAGCAACCCAAACCCGGAAGCGTGTCGTAGAAGAACTAGAAATCCAGCAAGCGAGAGCGTGCCACAAATCTCAAGCAACCCAACCCTCGACAGCGTGCCGAATCGACTAAGAAATCCGTTGAGTATTAGTGTGCCAACCTCCACCAGCAACCCGAGATGCCCAAGCGTGCCACCGATCTCAAGTAATCCAACCGTCACCAGCGTGCCATCATGCACGAAGCAACCCAAGCGACAGCAGCGTGCCAAACGTCTTCAGCAACCCAGAGCGTAACAGCGCGCCTTGTCAGGTAAGCTACCCATAGAGCATTAGCGTGCCATCTCTAGAAAGCACACCATCGTGTTCTAGTGCGCCATCAGATGAGAGCAACCCAGCAGCCATTAGCGTGCCATCACAGCCTAGAAACCCCGGCGCGGTAAGCGTGCCACCTTCCGTAAGCAACCCATCTTTCAAGAGCGCATAATCTCCTCGTGATTCGAGAGAGACACGATGACTGAAGCAGTCGATATCGCGCCCGAGCTTGCTCCTGATGTGCTTAAGGCCATGCAGGAGGAGCTTGAGCTTCGTAGGGAGCGCAAGAAGCAGTCTAGACCGGGCGGTTTGATCGACTTTGTGCGCAGATTCTGGAACATACTCGAACCCGAGACCAAGTTGGTCGAAGGCTGGGTGCTCTACGCCATATGTGAGCATCTAGAAGCGGTCACCTTAGGGAAAATCACGAGACTTCTCATCAATGTCCCTCCCGGATCCATGAAATCCCTCATGGTGAATGTCTTTTGGCCCGCATGGGAGTGGGGGCCGATGGGCATGGCGCACCTGCGCTACGTGAGTTTCTCGTATTCGAGTGGTCTGACCGAGCGTGACAACACCAAATTTCGCAAACTGGTGATGCACGACAAGTACAGGGAGCTATGGGGTGACCAATTCAATCTCGAAAAGGAAGGCGAGATCAAAATCACGAACGACAAGACGGGCTCCAAGTTCGCGTCGTCCGTTAAGGGCATTGGTACTGGAGAAAGAGGTGATCGCGTCGTTATCGATGACCCTCACGATGTCCACAAGTCCGAGTCAGACATCGTTAGGACAGATACCGTGCGCTGGTTTCGCGAGACGATCACCGACCGGCTCAATAATCTGGACGATAGTGCCATTATTATCATCATGCAGCGGGTCCATCAGCTTGATATCTCCGGGTTCATCTTGGAACAAGGATGGCCCTACTGTCATTTGATGGTGCCGATGGAGTTTGAGACGGGTCGCGAGCCCTTCAACACGATTGGGTGGGTCGATCCGCGAACGGAGGACGGAGATTTAGCGTGGCCAGAGAGGTTCTCACCCGAAGCAGTCGCGAATATCGAGAGGGAGAAGGGGAGCTTTGCGTATGCGGGGCAGTATCAGCAGAGGCCTGCCCCGCGTGGCGGCGGAATCATCAAGCGGGAACACTGGCGGCCCTATACAGCGGAGGAATGCCCGCGATTTGGTGTCCCGTGGCCGAAATTGCCGGTGATGAGCTACACGGTACTGAGTCTGGACACTGCGCAGACTGAAAAGAAGCAGAATGACCCCTCGGCGGCGGTGGTTTTGGGTGTTTGTCGCGATCAGTGGGAGAATAGACGGCTTATTCTCATGTGGGCGTGGGCTGAGCGCCTCGAACTCTATGATTTGATCAAAAAAGTCGAGGAAACCTGCCGAAAATTCAAGGTGAACCGCGTTTTGATCGAAGACAAGGCGTCAGGGCACCCGGTGGCCCAAGAATTGCGCCGTAGAGCCCGCCATATCTCGGATTTGCTGAGCTTTAACCCAAAAACGCAGGATCGCTCGGACTTCGGCGTCCAGCTTGTGAATCCTGAGGGTGACAAGGTGGCTAGAGCCTATGCGGTGCAGAACCTGTTCGAATGCGGGCTGATATACGCGCCTGCTGAGGGCACCGGGAACGGCGACTACCTCTTCAAGGAGTGGGCCGACAAGGTGATCACCGAGCTAGCCGAGTTGCCGAAAGGCCAGCATGACGACCTCGCTGATGCCATGACACAGGCTCTGGCGCATCTAAGATTACTCGGTCTGGCGCAGATGCCAGACGAAGACGAACTCGATCATATCGATGAGAACAAGTACGTGAGAGCACCGGTTGCGCTCTATCCGGCTCTTGGCTGACCATGGCGATCTCGTTGACCAGCATTCAGAACGAGCTTCTTCCGGGGCTGGCCGAGGTCGGTCGCAGGAAGGGGATACGGATCGAGAGCTATGTCGAGTTCATGACCGATACGGTGGTGGTCAGGGCAGGGGAGCCCGGTAACTACAAGATGATGACGCTCTCTCGTAGGGAGATCGAGGATAACGAGCACATCACCAAGCTGCGTATCTTCATGGAGTTTCTGATGTGCGCCAGCAAGGGCAGTATTCCGGTTACTCAGCCAAGCGATCTTGCGAAGTACCAGCAACTCGCCCAGCAGAAGTCCAACCCCGCCGATTGGAATGGGTATGGCTCGGGTCTGATGGCGCTTGTTCGCAAGGCGGAAAAGCCTGTACCGGAGATCACCGCGCGGGAATTAACCAAGGAGGAACTCAGAGAGCGGGTTGAGCGCAAGCTCGATCTCTCTGAGTCCGAGGCTTCTGGTCGTCCAGTCGAGCTAATCAACCTCGGGCGCTGGCGGCATGTGATGGACGAGGTGTTCAAAGAAGACGACCACAAAGGAGGAGATGATGCCAAGAGGACGGAAGAGGCTGGTAGCAACGGTGGACGCAAGCGGCGGGACGGTACCGGAGGGGACGATGCTTAATGGTGATGGCTCACTTGAAGACCTTCACCCCTTCATCATGGGGCTACTGCAGGAGCTACCGGCGACGGGTGCGTTCTGGGCTCCCGACCGGCGGGCGCTTTGGCTGACCACGGCGACCAGCATCTTCCAGATGATCTATACGGAGGTCGCACCACCTATGCCCGTTCTGCCGGTCCCCTGATGCAGGAGACTGCGGATGAGTTCATCAGGCGCTGGTCGGAGCGCGCCTATGACCAGTCTCAGCTTGCTGCGCTGGCTGCGATCTATGAGGGGTTCATCGATTATGCCCTCAACGGCTGGCGCAGCATGGAGATCATGCCGCCCCGAGGCGTGATGCTGATCTGCGCCTGTGAGGATGGGCTGCAGTTGATGTCGCTTTCTCCGCTGGGGGATTGGCGCACCAATGCGGGGCAACCGCATAAGGCTCCGCGTGCTTGGATGCCTGCGCCGATCCTGCCGCTGCGTCCTATCGATGGTGGCTCTGCCATTACTTGAAGTACGTGATATTGTGGCTTCGCGATTCTGGAGCCACCAGCTATGGCCGTCATCAACGGGAACGGCGCGACCCCCACCGAGCACTATCGGAATCTGGACGATCCACTGCCCGGTCAGGCCCCTTTGGGGCTCCCGGAGGGGACGATCATCGTTCTTCAGGAGGATGCCGATGAGCCGGTCGAGGAAGTCGGCATTGAGCAGAAGGACGGTTCCCTCATCATCCGGTTGGATGGGCGTAAGGCGCAGGACCGCGACCCGGCTGGGGCCAAGCTTCACGACGCCAATCTGGGCGAGTACATCGATGAGAACGAGCTTGCCCGGATCTGTGACGAACTCCTCAACGGGATCGACGCCGATCTGCAGTCCAGACAGGACTGGATCGAAAGAAGAGCCTCCGGGATCAAGCACTTAGCCCTTAAAGTAGAAAGTCCACGAAGTCCGAGTGCAGACGCCGATACCGCCGTTGAGGGGCAGGCGACCATCCGTTCGCCCATCATGCTCGATGCGGTGATGAGATTCCAAGCCAACGCCCGAGGTGAGCTTCTCCCGGCGGGCGGGCCGGTCAAGATCAACAACACCTCCACCATCCGCACCCCCTCGCGCCAGCAGAAGTACGAGCAAGCCAAGATTCAAGACGACAGCGATGTCCTCGCGGAGGATCTGGAGGCGTTGTTCAACCGGTATCTCACTGTGGTGGACCGGGAATACTATCCCGACACCAACCGCATGTTCTTCATGCAGGGCTTTGGCGGCTGCGCCTTCAAGAAGGTCTACCGGTGTCCGATACGACGACGACCGGTCTCCAAGTCCATCGATGCCGATGACATCATCGTCAGTGACAACGAGGTCTCGTTGTCAGACTGCGGGCGGGTCACGCATCGTATCAATATGCAACAATCCACATTGAAGCGGATGCAGCTTGCCGGAACGTATCTTGATGTGGATGTCCACTCACCGAGCGCACCCGACCCGGACTCGGTGGAGCGTGCCGAGAAGGACGTGGCAGGGCTCTCGCCCTACGCGATGCGTCCAGACGACTACAAGCACACGATCTACGAGTGCTACTGCGAACTGGACATCGCGGGGTTTGAGCACAAGGAGAAGTCCAAGATCACCGGTCTGCCCCTCCCTTATCGGGTCACCATAGATAAGGACTCGCAGACCATCCTTGAGGTGCGCCGCAACTGGAAACAGGACGACGAGCGGTACCTGAAGCACATGCCTATCGTGAAGTACCCCTTCGTAGAGGGTCTGGGCTTCTACGGGATAGGATTGCTGAACATCATGGGCAACGCCACTGCCGCGATCACCACGGCGTGGCGGCTCGCGCTAGACAGTGCGGCGTTCTCGTCTTGGCCGGGATTTCTCTATTCGGAGACAGTGGGCCGCCAAGACACCATGAGCTTCCGCGTTGGGCTGGGCTCGGGCGTAAGAATCAATACTGGCGGCCAGCCCATCGCTCAGAACGTGATGCCCCTGCCCTACAAGGATGTGACGGCAGGGCTCGTTCAAGTCACTCAGCACATCGAGGAGGAGGCACGTCGTGTCGGCGGGACGCCCGAATTGATGGTCGGGGAGGGACGGCAGGACGTTCCTGTCGGCACGACGCTTGCCATGCTGGACCAAGCCGTCAAGGTCTTGGATAGCGTTCACAAGGGGATGCACATTGCGCAAGCGGAAGAGTTCTCCCTACTCCGCGATCTGTTCATTGATGACCCTGACAGCCTGCTATGTGCCAAGCCGTCACCCGCGCGTGATTGGGAGCGGGAGGATCTGGTGCGGGCGCTACAGGAATGTAACCTCACGCCCCAAGCGGACCCAAACACGCCGTCGCACACCATACGTGTGATGAAGGCGGTGGCTCTGGTTCAGCTTGTCCAGCTTAAGCCCGACGAGTGGGACATCCCCTCCGTGATCCGCCGGGTGGCGACCATGGTCGGCATGGGTAACGTCGATGACATGATGGCCAAGAAGGACGAGCAGCAGCAACCGGGTATGGACCCGAAGGTCATGGCCGACATGGCCGAGATCCAGTTCAAGATGGTCGAACTCAAGCAGAAGACGCAAGACGACCAGATGAAGGCGCAGATCGAGATTCTCTCGGAGAAGATGGGTGTGCTCAAGGAGTACATGAAGCTCGCCAACAACCGCGAAGAGCGTGCCTCGCGGGAGAAGATCGAGGGCCAGAAGCTTGCGCAGGAGCAGATGAATCTTGCGGAAGGCGCGCTGATCCATCCGTTGGCCACTCCTGTTGCCGAGCAGTTCGTGCGGCAGTGGCCCAGTATGATTGCGCCGCCGCAGGCGCAGCTTCCGCCGCCGAGGGGCCGGATCATATGATCTTGGATTTTTGGGTAGTAGGTTACATGGGGCCGATTGTCTGGGTGAGAGACAAGGCCGTGCGATGGAACGGGGTTTTCAGTTACGTGGTGCTGCCGCAAGTGGTGATCCCGCGCGGGGCATATCCATGAAAATCGAGAATGTAAACCGTGGAATCTGGTACGTGTACCTTCGGAGGAGCATTTGGCGGTTGGCGCTAGGCTGGCCGTTTGTCGTCTACGTTGGTTGGCGGAGATAACCATGGCACACCCTTATGCCTCGCAGGCCAAGGCTTCACAGAAACGTCGTCTGAGTGCGTTGGGCGCGAAAGCCGGTAAGTCCTTCGGCTCCAGTTCGATGTACAAGAAAACGAGCTACCCCTCGAAAAATGCGGGCACTTCGCGTGAACTGACCATCGAGGGCGGTTCCGCCAAGAAGCGCGCGGATCGACCGGCCAACCACTTCGCTGGTGGCGGGTTTGTCGGTGGCGGCGGCAAGAAGAAGAGCCGTAAGGGTCATTCCACCACGAACATTGTGATCGCGTCTCCGGGTGGTGGTGCTGCGGCTCCTCCGCGTCCGGTCCCTGTGCCGGTGCCGCGCCCCGTGCCCGTTCCGGTGGGCGGCGCTCCCGGTGGGCTACCTCCGCCGCCTGCCGCTCGTCCTCCCATGCCGCCCGGAGCCGGTGGGCCACCGATTAATGTTAACGTTCCGCCGCCTGCGGCGGCTGGGCCGATGCCGATGCCGATGCCCGGTCCTCGGCCTCCCGGCATGGCTCGTGGCGGCACGATCAAGGGATCGACCTATCACAACTGGGGAAAGGGCTTCGCCAACGGCGGCAGCGTAAAAAAAAAGGCTAACGGAGGCCCAATAACCTCCCGAGGGCGTGCTCCGGGTCGGGACGATGAGGACGATAGACCGCCGGTCAATCCGCTCGCGCTGTTCGGGGGCGGCGGTGGCGGCGGATCCTCGATGGGGTCTGGTGTTCCGGCGGGAATGGATACGGGTGTGGATGTAGGCCCCGGTCCCGGCCCCTACCGTGTTGATGGCGGTGGTGGTGGAGCGGCTACAGCGTTAGCGCCGGAACCGGCTCCGCTGGCGGCTCCTGCCGTTACGGACATCACAGGTGGTGGTGGCATCGGCGGCAGGGCCTTCAAGAAAGGTGGCGCGATCAAGAAGCGCCAGATGGGTGGTCCTGCAGGAACGCCCGGACTTGGCCCGCAAGGAATGCAGCCTCGCAGACCGTTCACTCCCGGTGCCGTACCCGGTCAGCGACCGGGCGCAGCCGGTGCGCGTCCGCCGGTCGTGCCGCTCACGGGCGGAAGGCCAACCCGTCCCGGATATAAGGACGGCGGCAAGGCCCATGACGATGAGGCCGAGGACAAGAAGCTCATCGCCAAGATGATCAAGAAGTCCAAGAAGGCTGATGGAGGTAGCATCAGGCATTATGAGGATGGTGACGAGGTCGAGCCGCAAGCCAGCAGCACGTCTGTTCCCTCATCGGCGGATACGTCTGGTGGCTTTGGTCTGAAGGGTGCGGTGAGTGCAGCGCAGAAGATAGGGAAGCTCCTCGGTCCATCATCGTCTTCTGGCTCTGATGGCGGTTACGCGGTGAAAGCGGCACAAGGCGCGCAGGATGCGGCGACAAAGGCCGGTCAGGCGGTCGCCGGGTCCACGCAGTCGCTCGCACGCTCCAGTCAGAATGCCGGATTCAAGCCGGGTGCCGTTCCCGGTGCCGCTGGCAAGAACATGTTCCAGATTGGGGCGAAGGACGGCGGCAAGATCAAGGGCTACAAGGCTGGGGGTGCTACCGGACAGGGTCGGCTGGCCAAGATTGCGGGCGCGCGCAAGGTGCCAGCGAAGACGGAGATCTGATGTACGACCGTGAGGATCAGGTCTTCAAGGATGCGCTGGAGCGCGTCCTTCACCGGATTCTGTTTGGCGACAATGAAAGGCCGGGGCTCCATGCGGGGCTCCGGGCCTCGCAGTCGTGGGAGATCTTCCAGCGCACGGCTGGCCGGATCGAGGGGCTGGAACTGGCAATCAATGAGATGAATGCGCTGGCGCATCGCATGGATAGCGATGAGCCGGAACGAGACCGTATGGGGAGAGTGAACTGATGGCGCATATTCTTGGGGCAGCCGCTGTCACGGCGACCATGGCACAGGGGCCGCAGACGCCTTGGAACAACGATCACGAGGCGGAGCTATACGCGAAGGATCCGCGCGAGTTTTTGCTGGACCGGTGTCAGATGTGGATGGATAACATCCACTGGTTCGGCAATTACGTGATAGCGGCGACTTATTACCTTCCGGCGTATGAGACCCTTCCGGGCGGCCAGAAGTTCTATCGCTCGCAAAAGTCGCAAGACGAGGCTCTCTGGCAGGGCAAGGTGGGGTTGGTTCTTGGCAAGGGGCCGTTGGCCTTTGTCGATGACGACCGCAACAAGTTCCACGGTCAGGACGTGAAAATCGGCGACTGGATCATGTGGGACATCCACGACGCCAGACAGACCACGGTCAACCGGGTGCATTGCCGGTGGATCCCCGATGTGAGGATCCTTGGAACGGTCGATGACCCCAAGCTGGTATATTAGGAGGGGATAATGGCTGAGGAAGGTGAAGACCTAGTCGTCAACCTTAACGCTGAGCCAGAGGTGGAGGCCAAGGTCGAGGCCAAGCCGCCGCCGGTCCCCGGCCCGCCTGCTGCGGTTGAGCCCCAAGTGGGCCTGCAGGATCTGCAGTTACAGATCGCCAACGAGCGCAGGGCGCGCGCGGCGGTCGAGGATCAGGCCCGCCGCATTGCAGCAGAGCGCGATCAGGCCGTGCGTTACGCGCAGGAAGCTGAGCAGCGCGGCGGCAACAACTACGAGGCCTACGTAGACAGCCAGATTCAAGGCATGACGGGGGAGATGGACAATCTTGCCGCTCATGCCGAAGTGGCCATGAATGAGGGGGACTTCAAAACCGCTGCTGCGATTAACAAGCAGTTGGGACGTATAGGCGGCGCGCTGGCCATTGCGGAGCGCGAAAAGCAGGCGTTGCAGCAGCAGCGGCAGCAGCCACAGCAACCACGGCAGCAACCGCAGCAGCAGCAACCACAGCGGCAGGTGCCGACAGATCCGGTGGAGCGGGCGATTGCCAATCGCACCCCGGCGACACAGGCATTCTTGCGCAAGCACCCCGAGTTGATCCGGGGCGACGGCACGCTCAAGAAGATTGCCATCGATGCCCACGACAAGGCGCTGGATGCTGGCCATGCGGTTGATACCGAGGGCTACTTCCGGTACGTCGAATCGTCACTCGGGGGCAACGGTCAAGCGCCAAGTGAGAATGGGGCGGCTCCTCGTATTCCCGGTTATTCAGCGCCGGTCACGCGCGGCCCCGCGCCCGGTGGTGACAATCTTGCACCGGGTACCTTCCGTCTGACGCCGAAGATGCGGCGACTGGCCGAGGAGCAGGGCGTCACCCCGAGCGAGTGGGCTACGAACTACGTGAAACTCCTGAAGGAAGGCCGGATCACTCCTATTACATGAGGCGAATATGGATCGCGTTCCGTCACCTAACGAACTCCGCGAGACTCAACGCGAAGAGCCTATCCGCACCGAGGCGCGCGGCGACATCCGTCCCATAGACGATGGTCGCCAGCGTATGCGGACTGGGGATGCTGTCGTCAATCCTTACGACATCGATGACATCAGGCGGGTGTATTGTCCGACCAATGGGTATGGCACCCCGGAGCAGATCGCTCGTGAGACCGACTTCCAGTGGAATAACTGGGAGACCTACGGCAAGCAGGACTATTCCAAGCTGCGGGGCCACCATGATCAGGGTTGGCGCAACGTGCCGCACAGCATGTTTCCTGACCGATTTGCCCCTCCGGGGACCGAGGGGCCGGTCATCGTCAACGACATGATCCTGATGGAGCGGCCCATGCGCTTGACAGTTCAGGCCAGACAAGAGGATTATGTCCGCGCGACTCGCGCCATGCAGGTGCATCGCCTGAAGATGTCTGAGGCCCCCGAGGGGCAGGCTCCGCGAACCACTCCGGTCATTCGGACCTCGCGTGAAGCCATCGAAATCCCCGAGTAGCTCGGGGTGGTGTTCGAAGCCCGGACGCCGATAGCGGTCTAACCACACGGACTGCGGCGAAGCTCGCCAATGCCGGTAACCCTTGAAGGGGGAGCCAGCTTATGGCGAACATTGATTCTGCGTTTGGTTTTCGCCCGATCAAGCGTCTCGATGGCGCAGCGTGGACAGGCAATCACAACACCCGCAAGATGCTGACCAATGCGACCGCGCTCAATCGCGGCGATGTGGTTCAGGCGCTTGCATCCGGGTATGTCCAAGCCATAACCGGCGCGGTAGCGGATCATTCTGGTCTTGGTGTCTTTGTCGGCTGTCACTATCTGGCAGCCTCGCTCGGCTATCCGATCTGGTCGAACTACTGGCCCGGTGCCGGTGCGGTTGGCGAGGTCGATGCCTTCATCATCGATGACCCCAATGTCGTGTTCGAGGTGCAGGCGGCTGCTGGGCCGATCCTCCTCGCCGATGTCGGGATGACGGCTAATCCCACCATTGTTGCTTCCACAACCGGATTCTCCAAGTGGACGCTGGCTGCGCCTGCGGCCTCGGCGACCGCTCTATTCCGTGTCATCGCGCTGGGCGATCCGGCTCCGATGGTTGGCAACGGCTACGACCACACCTCGGCAAACAACATCGTTCAGGTGGCGTGGAACGATCACATTTATCGCCAGATGGTCGGCGTCTAACGCACGCAAGTTCGAAGGGAATGAATCATGGCTATTGATCTTGCATCGATCAAGAACGAGTTGTTCCCCGGCCTTGCTGCCGTTGAGGGACGTTACAAGAAGATCGAGACGAAGTGGTCACGCTGTTTCGAGAAGCGGTCATCCAAGATGGCGCTCGAACGCCGCACCCAGATGGCTTACTTGCCGCTGGCGCGTGAGAAGGGCGAAGGCGCTTCCACCTACTTCGATGAGAGGGCAGGTGAGCGTTGGATGTACTCGGCTGAGATGAAAGAGCTAAGTCTCGGCTACGTGGTCACCCGGAAGGCCGTCGAGGACAATCAGTACAAGGCAGAGTTCAATCCGTCGAACCTCGGTCTGCAGGATGTCTTCGCGACGACGAAGGAAATCTACGCGGCGAATATCTTCAATGTCGGCAACGTCTATGACTCGACGGTCGGTGGTGATGGCAAGGCGCTGTTCGATGTGGCGCATCCTATCGACACTGGGACGGTGGGCAACATGCCCGCCACGCAGGTCAGTCTGAACGAGAGCACGTTGCTCACCGCGATGACCACCATCCGCAACACTTGGGTGGACGAGCGCAACATCAAGATCGTGGCGCGCGCCGAGCTTCTGATAGTCCCAGCGGCGTTGGAACCAGTCGCTGTAAGACTGCTTCGCACAGAACTTCGTCCCGGCACCAACGACAACGATGTGAACGCCATCAAGCATGTGGGTGGTGGTCTACGCGACTACATGGTGAACGAGTTCCTCACCTCTAACTTTGCTTGGTTCCTCAAGACCGACAAGCGCGGGCTGATCTACTACGACCGCGTGCCGTTCGAGATGGATATGTATGTGGATTTCGATACGGATAACTTAAAAGTTAAAGGCCGCGAGCGTTATGCGTTCTCGTACTTTGACTGGCGCGCGGTGTACGGGACGTTCCCGACTTCGTAGCTCGTCCTGCCGGGGCTGATTGAGAGCGGCAGGTTAGGTTAAAGGGAGAAGCCCGATGCCGAGGCATATGCTTCCGCAGGTTGGAACGACGGTATGGTTCTTTGCCGACCCGACGCGGCGTCCGCAAGCTGCCATCGTCACCAAGCGCACCAGCTACAGTCAGTTCAATCTGGGCACGTTCAACGCCCAGACTGGAGCCTATCTCGGGATTATCAATGTCCCGTTTCTGGAAAACCCGGCTTTGCGGGCCGCTTCTGGTCAGTTCTGTACGCCAACCGGCATTCAGGACGACATTGACGGCTCGGGCGATGTGACATCGCTCTCGCAGAAAGCCTCATCGATAGCAGTGACGGCTGGTGGCACCGGCTACACGGTTGGCGATACGCTCACGCTTCCCGCCAACACTGGTCCCGTTGTTCTTCGGGTTACCACGGCTGCTGGTGGGATTATTTCTGCTGTGAGCATCGTCAATCCCGGCAATGCGACGAAGCCCGGACCAGCGCCTGCGCAGTCATGCACTGGCGGCAGTGGTACTGGCGCGACGTTCACCATCACATGGGCTGACAACTAATCGGGAGGGCGGATGGCCAAGGGTCCAATCGGCAACGCTCCCCGAGACTTGCGTGACGAGTTTGTGGGCGAGAACGTCCTGTACAAGGGCGGCGAGCCGCCGAAGAAAACGCGCGGCCCGAAGAAGGTCACCTCGAATACCTTCCACTCCAAGGTGACTGGGGAGACTTCGAACAAGCGGCCAGACCGCGCGGGACATTTCCGCAGCGGCGGTTTCGTGCGCGGTCGTGATGGCGCTGATGCAGGAGATATGAAGGCTGGGTTCCCGAAGGGGCCGCCCAACAAGAAGCTGCTACAGGATGCGGACGATATGGAGTCCGTGGTGAAGGGTGGCGTTAAGAAGAAGTACGCCGATGGCGGTTCTGTACCGATGCCCAAGCCTGACCCGCGCTACAGCATTGGTGACGAGAAGAACTTATCGCCCGGTACTGCGGAGGCTTGGAAAGCGCAGATGGGCCGCATTCGCGGCATCGAAAGGGGTGACAAGCCGCCCGAGCCCAAGAAGAAGGGCGGCAAGGTTTAACGAACCCGTACCACGCGGGTAGGAGAGGTTGGGTGAAGCTGGGAACCGTCCTCCGACACAGCTATTCCAACCTCTCCGCACATTACGAGAAAGAGGGCTATGGCTGCGAGCTTCCTGCCTATCAACGCGATGTCGGTCGTGACGGGCAGCGGCAAGCTGGCTCCGGTAACGGCGATTCCTGTTGTCAAAGTAACTGATGGTTCGGTTCCTGTCGGTCCCGGTGCAGCACAGCGGGTTGTTGAGGTTGCTGCTAACTTTCCTCGCGCTCCGGTTCAGCCAATCCCTATCGTCTATGCTACTGGCACGCCGCCTGTTACGCCGACCGATCCCATTCCTGTCTTTGTCACCGGTACAGTAGCCGGTGGTGTTCCTGATGCCACCAACACCGGTTTTCGCAATGCTCCCGGCTATCCCGGCTTGCTCACTCCGGGTCCGGGGACAATCGCCAGCAACACGACTTATAGCTTCAAGGAGTTCACTGCTGGCGTAGCAGTCGGAGAGGTTGGCAATCCTGTTGGTGCTTCCGTAAATAACGTCACGTTCTACGGTTGTCGGTTTGCACGGACAGGCGATCTCAATGTTGGGATCGTGGGGGATAACATCACTTTTGACTACTGCTCGTTCGAGCCGCTGGGCGCAAGTGTGCCTCCAGTGTCCAATGCAGCGGGATATCAATATGGCATCGCCGCAAACGGCGGCTTCTATACAACGTGCGGGAAACTGACCGTTACGCATTGCGATTTCTGGGGCTTTGCCAACGCCATAGATACGCGGGGCTCGACGCAGGCCAAGCCGCACGTCTTTGAGCACAACTGGTTCCACGATCCGCGCAACGATAATGGGGGCGCTGATCACACCGATGCTATCGGTGCGCTTGGTACCGATGACTACTCGGCGTATGTCGTCATCAATCACAATACGATTGAAGCTGTGGCCAACACCAACGCCATTGGTTATCAGTTCTCCACTCCTGCCAATCATGGTGGTGTTGGATACAATCACTTCACCATCACTAATAATCTGATCAGCGGCTGGAACAACGCCATTAACTTTGGCGGTGTGTTCCCCGACAGTTTCAACTCGACCGCCAGCTACATCACGTTTACCGGGAACACGTTCTCCACCAAGTTTCTGATTCCTAACGGGGTTAATCACCAGAACTGGTGGCTAACCACGGGCAGCGTCTGGTCGAACAACAGGTGGAAGGTGCCTGCGGGGGCGGCGTGGGGAACACCAGAAAACGATGGCATGTTCTGGATACCGACCAATGCGGCCACGGCTGGTGCCACTGATTTTCCCTATGTTAGCGCAACAGATTATTTAGCTGTCTATGCTCCGCCTGCTGGGAGCATCTCTGACGACTTCAATCGTGCTAACGGTGCGCTGGGGGCCAACTGGGGCACCGATAGAAACGCCCTGACGATTGTTAGCAATCAAGCAAAAGGCACATCAGCAGCGAACTGTGCGACGTGGCGTGTCACCGGGACTTTTGCCGCCAATCAGTACTCGGAGATTGTCTGGCAGGGAGGAGCCGCAAACGGTGCCGGTCCAATCGTTCGCCACAACGGTGTCAATCCCGGCACCTATTACGTTGCGTACTTCGATGGGACCAAGATGTATCTAGAGTCGGTGGCGGCTGGCGCTTATACCGGGATTAACGGTGCCGGTACGGACTTTGTGCCGGTCAATGGCGACGTGCTGCGCTTGGAAGTCTCTGGCACCACGCTGACAGTTCGACGCAATGGCGTGAAGCTCTATACCACCACAAACGCGGCAATTGCGACCGGACGACCGGGGTTCGAGATTTTCGGCACCACTATTGCTGTTAACGATTGGGCGGGGGGATGATGGCTGCGAGTGGTAGGACATCATGGAGCCCCGCGCTCTCCGATCTGATCGTCGCCGCGTATGGGCGGTGTCAGATCAGGCGTGCTCAGCTTACTGTTGATCATCTGCAAGATGCGGCGATGGCGTGCAACCTGCTCCAGATGGAGTGGGCGAACGAGCAGGTTAATCTCTGGACGGTAGAGCGGGTATCGGTGCCTCTGGTAGCGGGGCAAGCCACGTATGATGTAGAGCCCACCACGATCATGGTCATGGCGAGCTATATCACCACGGGGAAGCAGGACATCACCGTCGATGACATGAATATCGATGCTGATGACTGGATCTTGCCGACTGTGGATTCAACCGAGTGGGTGCATCAGCAAGATCGTATCCTGACCTCGGTTGACCGCGACACCTATGCGAGCTTCCCCAAGAAGAATGATCCGGGGCCGCCCTCGGTCTACTGGTTCAACAAGCAGGTTGGACCCTCGATCACACTGTGGCAGGTGCCTGACGACCATCAGAAGTATGTGCTGCATTACTACCGCGCACGCCATCTGCAGGATGCGGTGCTGGGTGGCGATGCTGCTGCGGATGTGCCGAGGCACTTCATGGAGGCTTACGTAGCGGCGCTGTCGTACAAGTGCGCCGAGCTATATGCGCCAGCCCTGAAGGAGGGTTTGGGGCAGCGGGCGATGTTTACCTTTAAGCAGGCCTCGGAGCGTGACGTTGAGGATTCTCCGTTGCGGGTCGTGCCTGCGCTCGGCACCTACACATCGAGTGTGTACTGATGGGTAGCTTCGCACCCAAAGGGCACGCTCGTGTAGACCCGCAGCGTCCTGCGGCGTTCGCGATCTGCGACCGCTGTGGCTTCATGTACAACCACCGTGATCTGGTGTGGGACACCCAGTACATGGGGCGCTTCATCAAGCGCACCGGGTTCTTGGTGTGTGAGTCCTGCAACGACCGGCCCAACCCAACTTTGCGACCCATCAAGCTGCCGCCCGATCCGGTGCCAATCCTCAACCCCCGGTCAGAACCGATCCACTGCCATACGTTCAAGCCGCGCGCCGATCAGTTGCAGGATATCCCGCTGGACGGCTTTCCCAGCAGTGTCACGGCTGACACTTCCAATCGGCAATTCCCTCCGGTTGATATGTTCCGGGATGTCACCGTCGATAGCGGTTCAGTCTGCGATACTCGCACGTACAAGGACGGGTTCTCGGTCCCGGTGCCGCCTAAACCACCTGAGCCGCTGCCATGCATACCGCTGCTGAAAGAGGATGCGTGGGCCAGCACGATCAAGGTGGACACCAGTAACAACTGCACGCATGCGGATATCTCTCCGATCTTTCCGCCAGTGGAGATCGAAGGGAATACGGCTGATACCGACATGGTGCTGGCCGACAATGGCGACAAGCTGGTGAACACCTTCCCGAATTACCAGTGGGCGGCTGATCTGACTGTGCCCACGTCTGACGACACTGTGACCGTCCTCGCGGACGCGCAAACCTAGCGGGTGGAGAAATGAGTCAACAGGTCATCAATGTTGGCACGGTTGCGAACGACGGGACGGGCGACCCGCTCCGTACCGCATTCATCAAGGTCAACGCCAACTTCGCAGAACTCTATGGGTTGATGCCTACGGATAGCAGCGGGAATCTCACCCCTGCTGCGCCGATCAACTCGCCGCACTTCTCGGGTGATCCGCAAGCGCCAACGCCGCTGGCGGGTGACAACGACCAGAGCATTGCGACCACGAATTTCGTGACGAGTGCGGATAACGTCCTCAAGTCGGACTACGACACCAAGCTGGCGCTGAAGGCCAACATCAACAATCCGGTGTTCACTGGTGACCCGACTGTTCCAACGCCTCTGAAGACCGATAACGACAAGAGTATCGCAAACACCGAGTGGGTGAAGGCGAACTTCGCGCATATCGATCCTGATGCTCTTCCGCCCGCTGGTGTGGACCTCTCGGCCTATGCGCCGCTGGTCAATCCGGTTTTTTCTGGTACTCCGGGTCCAAGATCGACCTCGACGTTGGCTCCGACTGATAACTCCACCAATCTTGCGACCACGAAGTTCGTGCAGGACGCGCTCCTCGGGCTCGCTCCCGGTCCCGGTCCCGGTGGTGATCCGATCCCACCCACGCTGGCGAAATACTTGGGTACGCCTCCAACTGGGCGTCTGACGCTGCAGTCAAAGTCGCCGGTCATGTTCGGTAACGTAACTGGTGCAACGACGATCTTCTACACGCCGTATAACGGGAACACGATCCCGATCTGGAACGGCACGGATATGATCGTTACGAGGTTCACCAACGAAGATGCCGGTGTGTATGAGATATCGGCGGTGATTAACGATTCCTCGCACAGTCCTCCTCCCGGTGGAACGATGTTGGGGAAGGTCTACGACTGGTTCGTGTGGGCGGACTCGGTTACTCCTCCCGGCACTCCTACTTCTCCCATCATCCGTCTCTCGCGCGGTCCAGAGTGGGCAGACAAACACAATCGTTCCTCTGGTACGGCGATTGAACGGAAGGAGGGCATCTGGGTCAATTCGGTTGGGATTACGAATGGGCCAGCGGCTTATAAGGGGACGTTTGTCGGCACCACTTACTGTCAGGGCAACGGGACAGTCATGTGGCAGTGGGCTGGCATCAACGTGCCGGGAAAATTCCACATCTGGAATGCCTATAACCGGATCAACATTGGCACGACGGTTCAGGACGATACCTATTCGTGGACCGTGGCTGTTGCGACGTGGCAGATGATGAATCTGAAAGCCTCCAATCGGTGTGAGGCGGTGTTCGGCTTGGAAGAAGACGGTGTCTCTGCACAGTTCATACAGGTGGGCGGGTGTGACCCCGGTTCTAGCGCGTATATCGCGATTGGTAGGGACTGGGTGGACGGTGATCCTGCCGAAGCGGGAGGTGAGCCCGGACTGTTTGGGTACATGTATCCGGGCTGGCAGGTCACTGCGGCCCACACCAGCAACGCTCTAGGCTTCCATTATTGGCAGTGCATCGAGAGAACCGATGCCACCGTCTATACGGCATACGGATATCTCGTTGATTCCTACTCTTCGGGAATGACCTTCAACACGCGGATATGAGCCATGGATGCAGGAACACTTCATAAGGAGATCGCCAAGGTCTGCCCCGTCACCAATGTGACGATGGGCAAGCCGGATGATCGAGCAACATGGGCGTTCAATCCCAAAGAGGGGGCGACCCAAGAGCAGATCGATGCGGGTAACAATGTCATTGCGACCATCCCGATGGAATTTGAGCCTGCGCCAGTGCCCGTGCCGGGAGAGGAGGTTCTCTACGATCACGAGAGCCGCATTCTGGCGCTGGAAGGTTCACCACCGGTAACCATGGATGCCTTTCTGAAGTCCAAGAAACTTGGACAGGTCAGAAGGCCACAGGTCAAAAAGGTGAAGTGATGGCCGTCAACTATGACACTGCAACCAAGAGCGCCCGCATGGCGGCGACGATCTTGCAGATCGATGCCAATGCCTCGCCCGCGTTTCTGGAGATCGCGACTGCAGCTTATGCGTCGGTGCTGGTGACGATCACGCTGGCTGACCCGAGCTTCACCGAGTCTGGTGGTGTCATCACCATGGCGGGTGCGCCCAAATCAGGGGTGGCTGGTGCATCTGGTACGGCGGCGGTGGCGCGTATCAAGGATGGCGGCAACACGACCAAGGTGAATAATCTCACGGTCGGCACTGCTGGCAACGATGTCAATCTCAACTCCACGACCATCTCGTCAGGCCAGACGGTAACGCTCACGGCTGGGACGATCACACATGCCACTTAGCTTCGAAGAAGAACTGACGGCGCTACTCAATGCCAGTACCGGCGCAAAGTTCGAGGACATCTCGCGCGCGGTGGCGGAGCTACACCGCAAGCATGGCCGTGAGGTGCCGCCGCCGATCACAGGCACGATCACGCTGACAGAACCGCCAGATACGTTCCGGTGATCTGAAATGGCGAAGCAAACCATCAACACCGGTACGGCTCCCAACGATGGCACGGGTGATACACTCAAGACTTCGTTCACCAAGGCCAATGCGAATTTCACCGAGCTTTACGCACTTCGAATAAGTAACATCAACATTGTGAAGTTCGATACGGCTGGCAACTCCAACTATGTGCCTTCTGCTAATCTGGTTCTGGCTATATCCGAGCTTGTGGGTGCCGGTGGCGGTGGCGGTGGCAGCGGCGATTCAACGGGCGGTGTGTTTGCTCCTGCCAGTGGCGGTTCTGGTGGATATTCCCGGAGAGTTCTCACCCCTGCGATGATTGGGGCCAGCATAAATGTCACGGTAGGTGCTGGTGGCAATGGTAGTAATGCTGGCGGTACTGGAGTTACGGGCGGGCAAACGTATATCGGAGCATCATTTGCGACGGCTATTTGTGCTGCCAATGGAGGTGGGGGTGGCGCAGGATCGACTTTACTTCCTCAGCCCGGAGGTACTGGTGGCTCGGTTACGGGAGCGGTCGGTGATGTCGTGATCCCCGGTAATGCTGGGGTAGGCGGTATAACAACAATCACCGCATCGGGGAATTATGCCTACTGTGGCAATAGTGGTGCCGGTAGTTTCTTTGGTGGCGGCGGTCGCGGCCCTAGTACAGTTGCTGGTTCTTCGGCTATCGGCGGAGCCGGATCGACGGGTGGTGGCGGTAGCGGTGCGTATAGCGATGAAACCACAACAGTAAGAAACGGCGGCAAGGGTGGTGACGGCTTCGTGCTGATCACGGAATACATCGCGGCTCCATAGGGGATAGGCCGTCCATCCCATGAGGTGACTGGGTGGCCACGAAGACCCTCTATTTCAAGAATGCTGCACCATCTGGTGCATCGACCTCGTTGTCGCTGCAAGACGGTGGCACTGCGCCGACTGGTGCGATTACTGCGACAGGCTGGATTGTTGGCACAACAGCAGCCGGTCGAACCTCAGCGATGCTTGCTGGCACCAAGCGTGCTGCGGCGACATTCACCGTTTCGGATTCGATCCCAACATTTGCAGCGAATGCCTGCTGGCGAACAGAGAATCCGCTTACCGGGATCTTCGCCAACACTGTTTGGAATTTGAATTTTCGTGTTCGTGCAACGTCTGCATCTACGCAGAGCGGCAGTATCAAAGCTCGTATTTGGAAATCAACAAACCCGGACGGCAGCGATGCGACCCAGCTTACTAGCGCGCTGCAGGCAGGTGGCACAACATCCGTTCTTTCTACCTCCGCTTCAGCCACGTCTGTTGTTGCTTGGAATCTCGGCGGGGCGATCACGCTACTCAATGAGTATCTGTGGGTTGAGTGTGAGTGGAATACCGTTGCGGTCGGCGCGGCTGGCAACGATGTCATGTTCTACGTGGAGTCGGCTGGTGCAATCACCACGTCTGATTTTGCACCAAGCGTTGCTGGTCTGTTAGCTGCGACTGAAGGCGGCGCTGAGACGGCGAGCTTCAGTGGCTCGGTGGCGTGGACCGGCACGCTGAATGTCTATGAGGGCACGACCGCACCGACTGCCGACTCCGAGGCGTACTACGCAGACAGTGAGCTTGTCACTGCTGATGCGGTGAATCCGGGCGATGCGGCAACGTTCGCGGGACAGGTTCTTGCTACTGGTGTTAGCGGCACACTGACGGCAACTGATGTAACGGATACCTCGTCATTTGCTGGCAATGTTGCGTTTCCTGTTCGTACCGGCACGCTGGCAGTAACCGAGGCTACTGCTGACACATCTGCATTCACGGGATTGGTTGGACGCAGCGGGACATTGGCTGCGACCGAGAGCGTTGCTGACGTTGCGGCATTCACCGGCACGACGGGTTGGGCTGGGACGCTGGCGGCGACTGAGGGTGCGAGCACAGCATCGTTCGCCGGTACGGTCGCGTGGCCAGTTCTCTCTGGCACGATAACGGCAACTGAGGCTTCTCAGGGCACTGCGACCTTTACGGGTTTGGTGGCGTGGCATGGCACGCTAGCTGCGACCGAGACGACACAGGACGTATTTGCTGCGACGGGCACGGTTGCCAACCTACGTATCGGTATTCTGGATGCGGTTGAGGCTTCTCCGTTACGAGCCGACTCCGAGCTTTACACCGCAGACGACAACATCACGCGGAACAACGATACCTTCGGCGGTGATACTGCGGAGTTCAGGGTCTTCATTCCCTGCTTCGGTTCGCTGCACGCAGACGAGGCAAGTGACGTTGCTGCGTTCCCCGGCGAGGTCTTTGATGGCGTCACGCGCATTGGCGTGCTGGAGGCTCATGAGGATCGCTTTCCGGCTGGGTTATGGCCGACTGCCGACTCCACGGCTTACACCGTCGATAACTCCAATCTGACGGCTGATCTGTATCTGTTTGCCGGGGATGACGCGAAGTTCTCAGGTGTGGCTGTAGACCTGATATTCGGCGCGCTGGATGCCAGCGAGGACCGGGCGCTGACTGCCGACTCCACGGTCTACACCGCTGACAGCAGTGTCACCAACGACAAGACCTTGGCTGGGAGCGATCTCGCGGTCTTCCTTGGCACGGTGCCGGTGGTGCGTGGGGCGATGGAGGTGGTTGAGGGTGCGGATACCGCGCACTTTACGGACGAGTACTTTGCGGTTCTGGCGGCGCAGGAGGGGGAAGACGTTGCCAACTTCTTCTATCACGCCCCGAATTGGGAGGACTTGCGGGGTGAGTTTGGCCTGAGAAATGAGATCCAGCGTATGGTCTGGCTGTCTGGTCTGGGCGGGCGGGTGACGTGGCTGGAGGGGGAGGTCGAGGACATGTCTGAACTGGAGAACCTCAACCCCGAGGTGGTAGAGTTGGTCAACGAAGTCCAGCGAATCAGAGAGTTAGTGCCGTAGGAGGCTCCGATTTATACGGGCAGGGACTTCTCACCAGCCGAGCAGGCCGAGAGCCTGCTGTATGGCTTGGACTTCGTGAACGACCTCGTTGATGGCGAGACCCTCACCGAGACGGTCTGGGATTTAACTGTGCGCGAGGGGGATGATCCCGACCCCGATTCCCACCTGATCGATGCCCCGGCTCTGGTGACCCCGGAGGGGACAACCGCGCAGACCGCGACCATACAGCGGATCGCTGGGTTGCTACCTGATGTGAGGTACACGGTGCGGGCTGTAGTGAAGACCAGTCTGGGCAACACGCTCTCTCTTTGGACCCACATACAAGGAGAACCGGTCGAATGAACTACGATCAGGTGCTCAAGGCTCTGCAGACGATTTTGGAGATTCCGCTCAATCAGGAGGACGAGAACTTCAAGCGCATCGTCCCACTGATGTTCACTTATGCCGATAACAGGATTTACCGCGAGCTTGAGTTTCTGGCAACGACAGCGATGACCACTGGGACATTAACTGTGGGGAATCGTGAGACTCCGCTCCCGAGCACGGTGCTGGTTCTTCGGGAGATGAGTGTGTTGGTCCCGACTGGGAAGGGCTGGCAGGCTGGGGAGGTGGTGAATTTCACGGCACGAAAGACGCTGGAGCGTTTCAGCCCCGAGGCGCTGGATATGATCTGGTCGGGCAGTCGGTACGATCCCAACACGAACAGCATGCAACCGTCACCACTTGGGGTGCCAGAGAAGTATGCTGTTGTTGGCACGTCCACATCCACATTTCCGCAGACATTGTCATACTCTGTCCGGTTGGCACCGGTCCCAAACAAGGCTTATGCCGTCGAGTACTTCGGGGTGATCCGCCCCGCGCTGTTGTCTGCGGTCAACACCGAGACGTTTCTGTCGGTCAACTACGCTGACCTCTTCTGTGCTGCCTGCATGGTGTTTGCCAGTGGCTATCAGCGTGACTTCGGTGCGCAGGCAGACGATCCGCAGAAGGCCATAACATGGAACGGGACATACGAGACGCTGAGAGCCAGCGCGATGCTGGAGGCTGGTCGTATGAAAGGTGACGTGCCCGCGTCTGGTCCTCCTACACCGAGGGCTGCCTGATGCCTCTGGTCAAGATCCAAGCGCCTCCCGGCTTCAACAATCAGGCCACGCAGACGCAGGCCAGCGGGGCTTGGTACACCGGCAATCTCATCCGCTGGCGCTCGGGTCTGGTGGAGAAGTTCGCGGGCTGGCTACGGTTATTTCAGGATCCGTTCGCTCACTACATTCGCAGGATGCACGCTTGGCTCGATCTGGAGGATCGCAAGAGTCTTCTGGTTGGCACCGACAAAGGGCTTGAGCTTGCTGTCAATGATGATGATGGGCGGTATGTGCTGACGACGGAGTTTTCGTTGTCAGACCCGCGCAAGTCAGCATGGTTCCTCGATAACTTCGGCGAGTATGGTCTTGCGCTCTGCACACACGGGCCGTTGTTGATCTACAAGCCGCCACCGCTGCCAGATCCCTTTCCGCCACCTACGGTAGCGCCGATTACAGAGGCCCCTCCACACAGTCACGGCATGTTTGTGGCCATGCCGCAGGCACAGATCATCCTGTGGGGGACGATGACGGCGACTGATGATACCGGGTTGCTCGATCCGCTGCTGATCCGGTTCTCTGATGCGGGCAATGAGACGATCTGGATTGCAGCGGTGGGCAATCAGGCGGGGACGTTCCGGCTCTCGCGTGGCTCACGCATCATGGGTGCGATCCAAGCACCGCAGACGACGCTGATATTCACTGACGTGGATGTGTGGTCGATGAGCTATATCGGCCCACCCCTGATCTATGGCTTCACGATCATGGGTACCGGCTGCGGCTTGGTTGCGCCGCACGCGGTGGTCACGCTGGGGCGCACGACCTATTGGCGTGGGCAGGATGGGTTCTGGAAGTTTGGCGACAGTGGCGTGCAGTCGTTGGATTGTCCGGTCTGGGACTTTGCCTTCTTCGATCTGGATGTTGAGAACATCAACAAGTGTCATGCGGCTGCCAATTCATTCGCTGACGAGGTGACGTTCTATCATCCTTCCCTCAGGGAACCCTACCGTGAGGGGGAGGAGGAGGTTGATGGCATAATCCTGTCGAATGAACCCGACCACTACGTCAAGATGAACACCAACGGGCCTGCTTGGGACAGCGGTGTTCTGGGACGCACAGCGTGGATCAACGTCAACATCTTCGGGCCGCCGCTTGGCGCTGACCTGAACTACCGGGTGCAGCAGCACGAGACCGGGTTTGACGATGATGACCAGCCGATGCGTGGCGTGTTCATCGAGACGGGGTATGCCGAGATTGGCGATGGCACGATGATCCCGATGGTTGATCAGTGTCAGCCTGACTTCAAGTGGTTCGGGAAGAACGGGGCGGTGAACCTCACGCTCAAGACGTTGGGGTATGCAGCGTCAAAGGTGCGGACCTATGGTCCTTGGTCGATGACCGAGACCACGCAGTTCTTCAATCCGAGAGCGCGGGGACGGCACATCGCGGCACGGTTTGATTGGGTGGCGCGCAAGGGGTTCTCCGCGCGCGTGGGGGCGACGTTGCTCCGGTTCAAACCGGCAGGGAAACGTCCATGAGGGGCGACCGGATCATCCAGACGCAGCTTCTGATGGCGCAGGCCTTCGGCACGCTGGCCGATCATATCGATCACGCGACCGGGTACACCATGGTGCCGGTGCCGTTTTCTGAGCTTCCTGCGGAGCCTACTGCTGGCATGGTCTGCTGCATCAGTGATAGCGGCAAGACCGGGTGGGGGCAGACCGTCACCTCCGGCGGATTCAACAAGGTTCTGGCTTGGTACAACGGGAAAAACTGGAAGGTTATTGGAGCGTGAGATGGCCTTTGGTGACCCCCCGCCCAACGTCGCGCGCTGGCCGCAGCCGTCTGCACGGTCGAACCAGACTGCGTTGCCATCGGCTTCGGAATCAGACCAAGACCCTGAAGAGCAGTGGCTCTTCCAGTATCACGAGCATCTGTTGCTGACGGTGCAGGCAATCCACAGGCTGCATCAGGCGATATCCGAGAGAATGTTAGGGCCAGTCAAATGAGACGAGACCTGAAGCTATATCTGGCAAGAGCCTATCAGCGCGATGTCATGCGCTCCCCGGCACAACCATCCCCGATACAGCGCGCCTCGGCGGAGAGCGAGCCGCTGGTCATGGACCCGGAGCTTGTTGCGGAGATCAAGGCGGAGATCGCGCGTATCGATGCCCTGCGGCTGGGGGCCAATCTGGTTAGCCGGGATTTCGTCGCTTACCAGAATCGGCGCGCGCTAGTAGCGTTGCTGGAGATCATAGAGACGACAGCCACGATGTCAGCGACTGAGACCGGTACGGATAAGGCCAACTTCAGAAGGTAGCGAGATGCCGCTCGGACCCATGCGGACCAAGGCCCAGAAGCAAGCTGGGATGCATGAGGTCATGGGCGAGTTCAAGCGCGGACAGCTTCATTCTGGCTCCAAGACAGGTCCAAAGGTCACCAACCGCAAACAGGCCATTGCGATAGGCCTCTCCCAGACCAAGCAATCCAAGTATGCGGAAGGCGGTCTGACGCAGAAGAAAGACCCCTATCAGCCTGACAACATTGCCGGATTGGCAGATGACCGGCAGGGGCCAGACGATGCGGCCTCGTTGCTGCCGATGATGCCGGAATTGCCTCCCGAATATCTCCAGACCATCGAAGAACTGCGCAATCCGCGCCCCAACTTCTTCTACAGGCCAGATCGCGAGAACGGCATTCGCACGCCGCGTCAGCGGGGGTTTCGGCGGCGAACGCAAGACGGCGATATCGATGAGTTGTTCGACCCCTCGGCTGTACGTCATCGAGGTAGGGGTGGCTGGCGCTATCTGGAAGGCGGCGGTGGCGGCGGTGATGGTGGCGGTGGTGAGGGCGCTGGCGGTGGTGAGGGCGCTTGCGGCGGCTGCGGCGCTGGTGGCGGTTGTGGTTGTAGCGGCGATTCCTGCGGCAGCGGCGCATGTGGCGGCTGTAGCTGCGGCGGCGGCTGCGGTGGTTCTGCAGGCTTTGGCGTAGGCGGTCTGGGTGGGTTTGGCGGCAGTCAGGGCAGCGGCACTGGCTGCGGTAGCGGCTGCGGCGGTGAAGGTGGCGGCGGCTGTAGCGGCGGTGGTGGCTGCTATGGCGGTGAGGGCGGCGGCTGCTATGGCGGCTATGGCGAAGGCAACAGCGGCGGCTGCAGTCAGGGTGGTCCGGGCAGTGAGGGCAGCCAAGGTGGTGCTCCCGGCACGGGCGGCCCCGGTGGCGGCCCCGGTGGCGGCCCCGGTGCAGGCCCCGGTGGTGGTCCGGGTGCGGTGTCTGGAGGCCCCGCTGCGGCTGGTCTAGGCTTCGGTCTAGGAGATCCCGGCGGCAAGGGTGGTCCAGAAGGCGGCAAGGGCGGCCCCGGTCCCGACACCGGCAACTTCGGCAACCCATCGACTGCGGCGTATGGCGCACCCGGCATTTCTGCTGCCGCTCTTGGTCTTACGGCTTCCATGTCCCCCGGACAAATCTCGGCTGGCCTTGAAGCTGCGGGTATGGGGAAGGGGCAGGCGGCGGCCTACGGGGCCTATGCCTCTCAGGGCGCGCTGACTGGTGGATTCTTCGGTCCCGGCGATCTCGGTGCTGCAACGCCGGGGACAGGCTCCTTCGGAATAGGTGATGCTGGTGGTGGCGGCACCAATGCTCTGGGTCTTGCTGCTGCCGATCTCGGTGCCACTGAGGCGGCTTATGCTGCAGGCTACGGTCCCGGCTTTGGTGGCACTCTCGGTGGCGGTGGTCCCGGTGTTGCTGGTGGCGGCAAGGGCGGCGCTCCAACTGGTGGGCCGTCTGCTGGCGGCTACGCGGGCAATACGAGCGATGTGGGTGGCGGTTACTCAAGTGGCGTTGGAGGTGGCCTCGCGAGCGCGAGCGGGGATCAATCCAGCGATACTGATTCCACTTCTGGCTACTCCACCTCGGTCAGTGGCGGCACCGACGTAACGGCATCTGATGATCAGGCTAGCGATGACGGCAAGGGTGGGCCTGCGGCGGCAGCTACCAATACTGCTGCGGCTGGTTTCGGCTTTGGCGAGAAGGGTGGCGGTGAGAAGGGCGGTGGCGAGAAGAGCAGCACAGACGTAGCAAGTACGGATGCTCCTAGCACGGATGCTCCCAGCACAGATACGGACACGACTGGCGGCGGCAAGAGTGGTGTCTCTCTAGCAAGCTTGGCTACGACTGGTGGCAAGGGTGATCTCGGTGCGCCTGATCAAGATGATTCCGATGTAGATCAAACCAATCCGTCAGCGGAGTACTCACCGAGCTTTGCGACACCGACTGTTTCGATTGCGGCTCCGCCTGCAAGTCCAGCCTTTGGTGCGTTTGGGCTTGGTGATCGTGATGCCCTCGGCACTCATGACATGACGGCCTCGTGGGCGAATGGTCAGTTTGGCAACTTAGCTGCTCCCGGTACATTTGGTTTTGGCGCACCCAACGGTGCTTTTGGCACTGATTTGGATAGTGGTGGGACAGGGGGTTGGGGCGGTGCGCCATCGGTCTCAGGCGCAGTGTCGCAAGCGGCTGCTGATGCGCTGTCGGCGGCGGGGGAGAAGAGCAGTCCCAGTGTTAGCGATGATCAGGCGCAGGCGGATGCGCAAGCGGAAGCAGACAAGGCGGCACCGGCACCGGGATTGTCTCCTGCTCCTGCTCCTGCTGATAAAGATCCGGGTTTCGACGCTCCAACCACTGACCGTGGTGTAACCACAGAGCCGCTTGGTGATCTTTCAAAGGGAGCGGTGACTGATCTCGATGTGGCGTATGCGCTCGAACTGGCGGGTCGCGGCGTCGATATGGATAAGGCGAATAATCAGACTACTACACAAGGCCCCGGTGACTTTGGCGGGTTAGGGTCTGATCCGGGTAGTGGCGCTAAGGGTGGAGGTTTCGAGAGCAATCAAGCGCAGAGCATTGCGGCTGATATCGCTGCGGCCCAAACGGATCAGACTCAAACGGACCAGACTGATCAGACTGATACGCCTGCTCCTGCTGCTGCTCCTGCTCCCGCTCCCGGTCTTGGCTTATCGGTCAGCGATCCCCACAGCGGATTTCATGCTGATCCGGGAGGTCCGTTTGGGAATCCGGCGGCCTATGGCATCACAACCGATGACCGAGGCAATGTGGTGGATCCGGGTCAACCGGCACCAGATCCCGGACCTGATGCAAAAGGCGGCCTCGGGTATACTCCCGGCGCGCAAGAGACGACGGTGGCACAGGCGCAGGCCCTGTCGCTGGCGGCTCTTGATCCGTATGTGGGAACGCAGCACGACGCGCCTTACGGGCCTGCCATCGATCCTTCAGTTCCGGTAAGTCCGCAAGAGCCGTTCGCGCCTGTGGCCCCGCCACCGCCCTCGCCCAATCCGTTCGACATTGGTCCACCCCCGTCATTCACGCCTTCGCTCAACCAAGCGAATCTGGGCAGCGTACTCGGGATCAACGCGGCACAGGCTCAAACGCCAGCACCCGCGCCTTCGTTTGCAACGCTCGCAGCAGCCCTTTCTCCTGCAGCGTTTGATATGCAGTCGCTCGGTGATCAAGCGAAGGGCGGGCCAAACCTCGCTGCACCTGCGGCTTCTATCAATACCGGCGCGGTACCCGGCTTATCGGTTAGCGATCCTCACAGCGGATTTTATGGCGATCCGGGTGGGCCGTTCGGGAATCCAGCAGCCTACGGCATAACGACTGATGATCGTGGCAACGTGGTGGATCCGGGCTTGGCAGCACCAGACCCCGGACCTGATGCGAAAGGTGTGGTTGGGGGTCTTGCCCCCAGCACGAATAACCAATCTAGCCTTGTTGGTGGGCTTATTGGTACAGCGCAAGCAGCAAGCATGACTGCAGATGAGATTGCGGCTGCAGCGCAAGACCAGCCATCGACTTCTCCCACCGGCTTGGCCGCATCGCATGCTCTAGCGAATACGATGGCCGCTTCTCAGAATCCTAGTTTGGCGGCTGCGCTGGCAGATAAGGCAGCTTCGTTGGCTCCCACCTCCGGTATGACGCCGACGACTGGCGTACTCGGCGTCAGTCCCACTGGCGGTCTCGCTCCCGGCTTTGATGCATACAGTACAACACCCGGCGGCCTCGGTGGTCCTCAAGGGTTGACGGCTGCGGGACCGGATGCGTTCGCGGATGCTGATGCTGCGGCGGCGCAGGATAATGCCAATGCTGCACATGCTGCTGCTGCAGCGCAGGCCCAATCCAATCCCGCTCTAGCTACTGCGCTGACGGCGGCAGCGCAGGCGATGAATCAGACTGATCTTGGGGCTACCCCTGCTGCGGAGACGGGGCAACCCGGTACGGAGGACGCGCAGACCTCGGCTGATCCCACGAATGAGGTTGCTGCAGAGATTGCTGCTGCTGTTCAAGCTGAGAATCCAACGGAGGTTGCAGCGGAGAAGGCTGCGGAGGTTGCTCCTGTTGCTGCACCCGGCTTAACGGCGCAGCAAGCGATAGATGCTGCACACGCTGCGGACTTTGCTGCAAGTAAGGGTGCCCCAGCAACCCCGGCTGACATGGAGAGTCTGTCTACTGCACATGATGCCCTTCCCGGTGCGGCGTTTGATACTCAGGCGGCACAGCAAGCAGCGCAACAAGCTGCACAAACTATAGCGGATGCGAAAGCTGCAGCGATAGCAGAGACACTTGGCACGCTGACGCCTGCTGATCGAACGGCTGCTCCTACTGTTGCTCCTGCTGCTCCCACTCCGGGACTGACCAATCAGGACATCGCTGCAACCGTCGATCAAACGATAGCGACAAACCAAGCGCAGACACAGGCTGCTATCGCTACTCAAGCGCAGACGCTGGATGCTCTCGCGCCTGCTCCTGCAGCGCCAACACCCGGTCTTACCAATCCCACCGGAGCCCATGCCAATCAGTCGGCATATGAAGGGATGGATGCGCCTGCTGCGGCTGTCGCTCAAGGTCACGCCAATCCGGCAACGATGGCGGCTACTCCCGGTCTTGCTGATGTTGCTCCCGGTCACGCCAACATGGGGGCTTACGAGGGAATGGACCCCTCGACTGCTGTCTCTCAGGGCCACGCGAATCAAGCGACGATGGCGGCTCAGGCTGGGCTTGATCCTGCAGAGGTGGGGCACGCCAATCAAGACATCAACGAGAGCATGGATCAGACGGATCAGGATCAGCCTGCTCCTGCTCCTGCGCCAACGACAGCGCAGACCGTACAGAGCATTGTTACGAATGCCACGAGGGGGACAGTGACCTCCAAGGAAGAAGGCATGGCGAGGGGGGCGCAGGCTAAGTCAGCGATGGAAAAGGCGGGGGTGCCAGCCGCTGCGGCCAGAAGTGCGCTTACAAGCATTGCCACGCAGATTGCTGCTCAGTTGGGTTATGGCCCCAACTATTCGGTGCTTGGTGTCCCTGCTTACAGCATGGTTCAAAGCGAGATCGCCAAAGGTATTGATCAGGCGATGCAGAGTTACAATCCCGCCCCTGCTCCTGCGCCCGCTCCCGCCCCTGCTGCTCCCGCTCCCGGCCTTGCCGCTCAGGGTCACGCCAATACGGAAGCGTTCGAGGGAATGGATCCCTCAGGCTTTACTGGTTTCACTGGGACTCCTGCTGCTGATCCAAATGCGCAGCCTTCCGCTGACATTGCGGGGCGGTCGCCTGCGACTATTGCGGATGTCGTGGATGCGATGGTGTCGCAGAACCAACAGGCGGAGCAGCAAGCTGCGCAGTTGGCGACTAACTTCGGCCCAAACTACGGGCCGCAGGCTCCCGGCTTGGCTGAGCCGGGGAATATAGCTCCCGCTAATACCAGTATAACGAGCCCGACTGCGCTGGATAAGACAAACCAGACATTCACTCAGGGGCCACTCAGTCCAGCGCCCGGTATCAAAGGGACGACTCAGACCCCTGCTCCGCAGACGCAGACGCCACAGACGCAGCCACAAACACAGACGCCACAGACACAGACGCCCTCTCCGTCGCCAGCGACCCAATCGCCCTCTCCCGGTGTTCCTAATCCTGCCTCGCCCGCTGCCACGCAGGCTGTGATATCGGCGACACAGGCAGCGCAGGCCAATCCCGATCTAGCGTCCTCGGTGGCGGCGACGGCTCCCGGTCTTGTGGCAGCGACGGCGGAGGCCTTCCGGGTTCCTATTCCGACAGCGGCCATGATGGTGTTACAGGGCATGCAAAGTCAGGAGCAGAGGCGGATCGAGGAGACGGCGGGGTCAAGCGCGACTTCGGTCGGCTTCTCTGATCTTGGTGGTGGCAAGGGAAGCGGCGGCGGCAATCCGTCGAGCCCTCTGAATGTGGATGCCATGGTCAGCAACGTGATGTCATCGCCTACGGCTGGACTGGGAGCGGCTCCACAGGATCAGAGCGCATTTGGTGGAGGCGGCTTCAAGCATGGTGGTCTAGTGCCGGGACTGGCGGCAGGCGGGATTGCCAAGCCGGTGATGAGCCCCTCCTCGATGAACTCCATGGGGCAGCAGTCCCACTTCGGGGCGAGGAACGTGGCGCAGCCCAAGGGTGCGGGTCTGGCTGCCATCAATATGCCAGCGCGAGCGCCGGGGGCTCACCTGATCAATTCTACTGTGTCCGGTCGCACAGATCGCATCCCGATGCGGGCACGCACCGGCAGCTTTGTGATCCCGGCTGACGTGGTGTCTGGATTGGGTGAGGGGAACACGATGGCGGGTGCCAAGATGTGGGGCAACCTGCTCACGCATAGCGTGACCGGGGGTGCGACCGGTGGCATGCGGCGAGGTGCTGCGCCTGCGTTGAAGGGTGGTATAGGACGCATGGGTGGGGTCAAAGGCCCCGGCTCGCGTCAACTTCCGGCACCGAAGCCGATCATAGCGCCGCCGCAGAAGGTGCCGTATCAGAACCTGCCGACGAGTGTTCCGAAGGGCTATCAGGATGGCGGGTTCATGGGTCACAACGGTGGCCCACCGATAGACGACATGGACGATGACACCACGCCCATTGTCACGGCGGGTGGGGAGATGATTGTAGACCCCGAGATCGTGGCAGCGATTGGCGGCGGCGACTCCGATGCGGGGTCCAAGATTCTATGCAAGAGCGTTGAGGCTATTCGTAAGCAGGTGCAGGCCTTCCAGAAGACACTGCCGGGGCCGAGCAAATGAACAAGCCCTACTACCATCCAGACAAGGGTGTACCGGGTGTGCGGTTCGCGACGGCGGCTGACGAGGATCAGATCTTCGCGCTGCTGATGCTGCTTCACAGCGAGAACGGCATGTTCGGTGTGAACGATGACAAGGTGCGTGAGGGCATCAAGATAGCAACCCGGCGCAAGGGTGGGTTCATCTGGGTCATCGATGAGAGTGGTCGCGTGGTGGCGACCATGGGGATGCTGATCGTCAGCGACTGGTACTCGGACGACGAGTATCTGCTGGAGCGTTGGAACTTCGTGCATCCGAAGTATCGCAAGAGCAACTATGCGCGCATGCTGATCGAACAGGCCAAGTGGACGAGCAACTTGATGAAGCTGCCGGTGCAGGTTGGCATCAACAGCTTCGACCGCACCGAAGGTAAGGTGCGGCTCTACGCGAGGCACATGCCTTGTGTCGGTGCGTTCTTCATGTACGGAACGATCCCACGTCAGAACGAGAAGATGCGTGAGGAGATGCGGCGCATCGAGGAGTTGAATAAGAAGGCGCACACCGAGCGAACGCGGGAAGTGGTTCCCGTGGTCGAGACTATCCTTCGTGTCGGAGGACGAGACGAGGGTAAGAATGTGCGGGAGCAAAGGTAGCGCGCCAACTCCATCAGGTGCATCGACTACCACAGGCGGCACCTCGACAGGTATGTCCACGACCAACTTCGCGCAGGGTCCAACCCCCGCGACGGGGGCTCGCTATGAGGATTTCCTGAGCAAGGTCGATACACTTGCAGATACGCCGTTCAACCCGGCCATGCTGTCGAGTGTTGCGCCGCTCAATCCGCATCAGACCGAAGCCGTCAATTACATGTTCGACACGGGCATGCATCTTGGCGACTTCGATCCTGCTAGGGTTGCCGAGATCCAGTCTCCGTTTACTCAGAACGTGGTCAACACCACGCAGGATTGGTTCAACAATCAGAACAAGATCGCAGCCAACAATCTTCTCAGTCAGGGCATCCGGTCTGGTAACGCCTTCGGTGGCGACCGCGCTGGCGTAGCTGCAGCGGAGGTAGGCGGGCAGCAGCAGCTTGCGCAGGCCCCTGTCATTGCGGGGCTCTATCAGTCTGGCTACACGCAGGCGCTGGACGAATACAACAAGTTAAAGGCGTTCAGCGTTCAGGGTGCCGAGACGGCGATGAAGGCTGGCACTGTGGAGCAGGCACAGGCGCAGCGTGAGTTGGACGTTGCAACGGCAAATGCGCAGCAGCAGAGCGCCTATCCGTTCCAAGTTGCCAACTGGGAGGGCGCGGCTCTAGGTGGTATCGGCCCATTGACGGGGACGGTGGGCCAAGGGACGACCAGCACCTCGGCGAACTCGACCGGTGTCAGCACGCCGCCGACGCCTAACCCGCTGACGCAGGCGCTGGGCATTGGCTCGGCGATAGGTGGGCTCTTCACCAGCAAGGATGGGGGTACCGTTCCGCGTCTCGCCAGCGGCGGCTATGTAGACGATGATTCGCGTTTCGGAAGCATGTTTGGTGGCGGTGGTGGCGATGAGTATGATCGTGACGAGCGTGATCGTGGAAGAGACGACACCTACGGCAAGGACACCAGCATTCAGACCTCCGGTACGAAGGATGAGGTGCTCAGCGATATCGAGAAGGTAGGCCAGCAGAAGCCCACTCAGGACGAGCCTCCTAACATCTTCGGGGCGTTCAAGATCCCGAGATACAAGCAGCCCTACATAAGGATTCCTTCTCTTGCGGCTGCCTCCAGCACAGGCATGGGGCAGCAGGCCTCGCCGACTACAGCGCCACAGGCGAGCAGTGGCTCCGCTGGCAGCACTATTGGCGGAACGCTTGGTTCGGTTGCTGGCACAGCCATTGGAGGCCCGATTGGTGGCGTTATTGGAGGTGCGGCTGGCAAGCTGTTCGGCGGTCTCTTCAAGCATGGTGGTCCGGTCGAGGCTGGTCCTATCCGGTACTTCGAAGCTGGCGGCCCCAATGATGAGGGCGACAAGGGCGATACGCTGGACAGCGGTGATCCTGCTGTTCCCGCTCGCACGCCGGTCACCGGTAACCCGGAAGATGAGCGACTATTTAGGGAGCGGATGGGGCTCCGACCGGGTCAGTCTGTCCCTGCAGAGGGCACAGGGATGCTTGTTCGAGAGCGGCCTCCGCCCTCGCGCGATGGGTTCGGGCTGGACAAACTCCCCACGCGGCCAAGTATCCCGTCTCCCGATCCGCTTGCGCCTTTCCTCGGCACCGAGGGGCCAAGGTCTCTCACTGGCCCGCCGCGCGGCTCGCCTGCAGGAAACCTGCCGTATCAGGCGACTGAGGTTGCGCCACAGGTGCTGACGCGCGAGCGGGTGCAGCGCGAGCTAGAGGACAATCCTCGGCTAGCGCGTAGGTTTGACGCGAACACCACGGCGGAGGTGGGTGTGAAGCCGGTGGCACGGCAGGGGTATCAGGCCTCTGTGATTGATCGTGCAGTGCAGGAGGGTCAGCCTCTCGGGAATCTGGTCAACAATCCCAACTACTATCCTTGGCAAACGCGGGCATCGAGAGCAGTCACAGGGCAGGGCGTTGATGACTCGTTGTGGGCAGGTGCGAACCCGATCAACTATGGGACGGGTAACGCCAGCCGTGACCCGAGAACTGGGCGTGATGTCGGCTTTGCCGGTGGTCCGCAGACAGCCTCTATAGGTCGCGAGCGTTACGGCATCGAGGGGCAGCGCGGTCTGGCTCTTGCAAGGGCGAGTGGTTACACCGGTCCTGATCGTACTCCCATCGGCTTCGTTCCCGGTGCCCCGGTTGGCTCGGGAGCCAACGTCACGCAGCTTGCTGGTGGTCCTAACACCACGGGCGATCTTGAGGTCAGCGGTCAGAAGAGAACGACGCCGCAGCCTCGGCAATACGATCCCACTAATCTTGGTTACGGTCCTGCCGAGATGCGGGCCATCCCCGGTGCGCCACCGCGTAGTTTCGCTGAGCGTTGGGCGACTAATCCGTTGACAGCGGCTGGCATTGCCATGCTGCGCAGCCAGAGCCCGTATCTTGGGACTGGAGTAGGTGAGGGTCTTGCTGGTGCGGCGGGTGCTATCGAGCATAACCGTGCGCAGAATGTGCTGGATAACAAGCCTACGTTACGTACTGAGTTTCCCACGCTGATCTATCAGTATCCTGACGGCAGGATGTGGGATACGCAGGTGCCCAATCCGGGATACGATGCGAAGAAGGTGGCAAGGGATAGGTTGGATTGGGAAAAGCAAAAGGCACTCAAAGAAGAGTGGAGGCCGACTGGTCGCGTTCATCCTATCAAGGGAACGGAGTTCTATAACCAGAAGACCATGGAGATCCGCTGGGGCACAGCGGAAGGGCCAGTGACAGGGAAGCCGGGTGAGAAGCCGCCCGCTACAGGCACGGTGAAGCCTGCGCCTGATCCGAATGCAGTGCCTGCCAAGCCGTCGCTGCAAAGCACCATCGAGCTTGATCCCGATAACCCGGAGCACACCAAGTACATCATCGACCCCAAACCGGTGCTCAAGCCGCAGGTGACGGCCACGCAGAAGCGCAACGACAAGATCATGGAGGAGGCGCGCAAGTATGCCGAGGGTGGCAATCGAACGCAATTGAAGCTGTCGGACATGAAGGCTTCACTGGAGCGCCTGCCCAACGAGACTGACGACCAGTTCAAGAAGAGGTTCTTGGCACAGGGTCCGGGCTACCAGCAGCGTTTGAGTGCTGCGCAGTGGGTCAACTACTTCGCGCAGCTTGGTGGGCAGAAGCCGTACTTCGATCCCACGGTGGTTGGCTCACTGGAGCAGTCAGAGAAGACCGGTGTCATGGGCGGCTTCGAAGCCTCCAGAACGACTGGTGGTGGCACGCATAACGCAGCGCCGATCATCCAAGCAGCAATGCGTGCGTTCCCCAATGCCTCGCAGACTGTGGAGGGCTCTCGGATGATCATCGCATCCATGGAGGCAGCAGCCAGACGCGAGCGGGAGCGGCATGACTTCCTGTCCAACCCCCGGAATCAGGAACTGTACTTCGGTGATTTGAACCAGCTTGAAGCGGTCTTCAATCACGCCAATCCACCGGAGAAGTACGCGGCACAGGCGCGGATGGCGATTATTCCGCCGGTTGAAGTCGAATGGATCAAGAAATACGGGAGTGATCCTGAGGCGGTTGAGAAGTTCGAGAAGCGGTGGGGTAAAGGCTTGCTGAACTGGAGCCATTGATGGCTGACGATCCCGATAGAATCCCTCCATGGGAACGCCCGCAGCAGCCTGCGCAGGCTCCGGCGAGGGTCACGGTACGCCCCAGCGATGCCAAGCCTCTTACCCCGGAGGAAGAGGACAGGATTCCGCCATGGGAGCGTAAGCGAGCGTTGCAGCCGGGAGAGAAGCCAGAGCCCACGCGAACGAACACGACTGTTCTGGATTACCCCGAGATCTATACGGAGATGCGGCAGGAGGCGCAGAACCAAGTAGGTAGGGGCCTCGGACAACTGAAACAGGCTGTCACGCGGACTGGCAAGGAGGGGGATGAGGGCAATCTGCTCTGGGGTCTCGGTAATGTAGGCTTCGGTGCGCTTGGTTACATCGGCTCGCCGATCAACGCTGCGTATCGTGCTGTCATTGGTGAGCCCGGTGAGCAAAGGCTCGGCGTTCCCAAGGAATACTCAGAGTTTGCTGCGCAGCTAGCGACCCCCGGTCTTGGGCTCAAGCAAATTGGCAAGCCTCTCCCCTACAAGACAAAGACTGCAGAGCCGAAGGCTGGTTCGCTTGCGGATGAGGGGCGGCTGTACACCAAAGAGGGGCAGGAGACGCAAGCCGGGTTGGCATTGAAGCAGGCTGCGAAGGAAGGGAAGGAGACCCCGGAGCAGGTACGGACCAAGCTTGCCGATGTCGAGGAGATCATTCCCGGTTCAGAGCCGACGACGTTCCAAGCCTCGGGCAACTATGGACTGGGGCAGTTGGAGCGTGGTGTGCAGACGAAGGCGCAGGCTCCGTTTCAGGAGCGGCGGGCAGAGCAGGCTGCGGCAAGGCAGCGTGCGCTGGAGACGACGGAGACACCCGGTAATCCTGAGGAGGTTGCCAACAATATCAGGGAGCGGATGCGAGTTGAGGATGCCATTGCCGAGTCAGCGGAGAGAACAGCAGTAGCGCGAGCCGAAGAAGCGGCACGAGTAGCAGCGGAACGGGCGCAGCGAGCAGATCGAGCGGCAGGTGGCACCGGCTTTACCCCGGATATTTCCGGGCAGGTTTTTCAGCGTGAGCTAACCGAGGCCAACACTGCGTCACGCAATGCTGCGAGCAGGCTGTGGGAGGGTATCGATCCGCAAGGAAGGCTCTCGGTCAATGCTGATCCGGTGATCAACGCAGATTTCCGTCTTCGGAATGGCATGACGCTGGCTGACGCTGAGACTATTACGGATGCTGAGAGGCGCATTCAGGGAGTTATCGGACAATATACCCCCGTCGTTTCGTTCGCAGAAATGCGGTCGCTGCGTAGTCTTATCTCGGATGAGATGCGGGCGGAGATGCGCGCGCGTGGTCCCACCAAAGCCTATGGGCGTATGGCTGAATTGCGGACAGCCGTAGAGCAGTCGGCTGTTGCTCCGTTTGAAGCGGGTGTTCCGGCAGGACCGGGGCAAGCTGCCATGGGTGCGGATGCGGCAGAACGTCTGGCTGCAGCAACAGCAGCGACCAAGGAACGGTCGGCGATCTTCAAGACGGAGCCGGTCCAAGGCATCGTGAAGCCGGGGCAGGGCGGCGAGCAGAAGATGACCCCCTCTGCTGTGCCGGGGAGGATCATTCCTAGTGGTCCCAAGGGCTACGACACCGTCAACGCCTACTTGCGTGCGACCCAAGGTCGTCCCGGAGGCGGGTTGCAGGAGGTGACCGAGGCGCTGGTCGCTGATTTGCGGGCTCGTGCCACTGATGTGAACGGCAATATCAATCCTACCAGTCTGAGGAGTTGGGCGAACAGCAAGCAGCATGCGCTGCGTGCTGTGGCTGAGCGTGATGGCGGTGCGCTGGCGCGGCGGCTGGACGAGCTTGAGCAATCGACGCTGGCATCAAGGCAAGCCACGGCCAATGTTCCGGTCGTCACCAAGGAAGCGGCGGCTCAGCGTGCGGCTGTCAGCAAGCGGGGAAACGAGGGCATCTTCGGCGACCTTATGGGGCTGAGGGATAAGGAAGATATCTCCAAGCTCCTTGGCAGCATCTTTGGCAGCAAGACTGCGGTTGCTGATGCGCGGAATGTGATGGCGAGGCTGACTACGCCAGAGGCGCGCGATGGTGCGCGTAGGGCGATCTCGGATTGGATCACCAACAAGCTGGTATCCAATACTGCTGCCGGTACAACCGAGATCAACGTCCTGCGGGCGGATCAATTCCAGTCGTTTATTCGTCAGAACGGTGCGGCTCTGCGTGAGTTTGGCTTCACGCCAGAACAGATCAACACCATGCAGTTGATCGCGCGAGACATGCGTCGCGCCAAGATGAGCATTGACGCCACCAAGATTCCCGGTGGATCAAACACCGCGCAAGATCTGTACGCGATGAGGCACTTTGGTCTGCAGGGGAGCAGACTGTCGAAGATGCTTCATATATTTGGCGGAGCGACGGGTGGGATTGCTGGCGGGCCGCTGGGAGCCGTGGTGGGGTTCCTAAGTGCAGGCCAAGTCAAGGCCATGCGTGATGCTGGCATCAAGTCGGTACAGGATCTGATTGTGGAGGGCATGGTTGACCCAGCGAAGGGGCACTACCTCCTTGGCAAGACCACGCCACAAGAGAACATCGCGTTCTTGCGAACGATGCGGATGTATGCGGGGCGTGCTGCTCGTACCCCGATAGCAGGAGAACCGGACAGACATGACCAGCCAGCACCAGCGGGCTATGCAAGTGGCGGAACGGTACGCCCGCTTGGCCGCGAAGGAATCAAGGCCCGAAATAAAGCGCGTGCTGTTGAGGCGCGCGAAAGATCATCGCTCGCTCGCCGGTCTGCTCAAGCGAAGAGGAAAGTAAGGTATCAGAACGGCGGTTCGGTTCCTTATCCAGTCGATAGTCCAGAGTTCAAGGAGGAAGTGGCGCGGGCGCTGGCCAAGAACCAAGACACCATCGCCGCAGCGCAGGAGTTCTATCCGCGTGTGCCTCTCAACGACAAGGCATGGTCGCAGTTCATCGAGAACGCACCAGCATCGATCAACATCGAGGATCGTCGCCCCGGCTACAAGGGTGGGCTGCGGGCTGCATATCGCCGCGCTGACGGCGGCGGTGTCAACGCTGATTCGAGTGAGCCTGATCCACTTGATGCCGAGTTGAAGCGAAGGAATACCCCCGGCGGCCTGAGCGCAACTGCAGGCTCCACCGTTACCTCGACTACTCCTGTGCAGGACATCCCGGCACCCAAGGTCAACAAGGAAGGTGAGACGCTTCCTACGTATGTGCTCAAGGAGATGGGCAAGGGATTACTGGGTGCGCCTGAACAGTTCACGCATGCCGCTGGCGATCTGCAGCGCAGGGGTGAGTACGCTGGCAGTCAGGAAGACATGCCCTACGGTGGGCCTCCTCCCGAGGAGATGCCTGCTGGTGCGGCAGCCGCGTTGATGCTGTACGGGGCCAATGCGCCGTTTCCGAAGCCCGGTATTGGTGTCTTCGGTGGGCGCGGTGCTTTGACTGCAAACAAGGGGATGCTGGCAGAGGCAGAGAAGATGCTTGCCGCAGGCGTCCCGCACGCGACCATCCGTAATAGGACGGGGTGGGAGTTTGGCTCAGAAGGAAAACCCAAGTTCGAGATCTCCGATGCGGAGTCGCGGGTCATCCCGGAGGCCCCAAGTGAGCGTGTTGAAGGGGGGCAAGGGGGAGCCTCACGCGATACTGGGTTCAGGCCTAACAAAAGGCTGGAGGAGGTCTTCCATCATCCGGCGCTCTACGAGGCTTATCCGTGGCTACGGAATATGCGGACCAGTCTGGAGGTAGGCGAGGGGATCAAGCCGGGGGCTAGCTACACGCCGCCGACCAAGAACCAAAAGAGATTTGGGAGAGCAGGAGAGATAGAGGTCAGGGCTCCCACGTATGAGCGTGGCGGGATGGGCGATCTGTTTGAGAAGCAGTTCGCGAGCGACGTAGGTGCGCGCGACATGCTGCTGCATGAGATCCAGCATGCCATTCAGGAGCGCGAGGGTTTTGCGCCCGGTTCCAACCCGCGACAGCTTCCGTTGAAGAACTCTGAGGTCGAGACTATCGCCCAGAATATGGCCAAGCGTAGTGGCGTGGACTGGGATGCGGCAAGTCTGCAAGAGAAGCAGAATATGATTCGGGTCGTGCGCCACCGCATCTACAAGGCACAGGCTGGAGAAACCGAGGCGCGCAACGTGCAGACACGCGCCGACAGTACGCTTCCGTCTAGGGCCTCGTGGGAGACAGAGGATATCAAGCGCCAGAACCAGATGATCGATAAGAACCGGAGGCTCAAGCCGGGTGAGAAGCCGTTCAACGATGCGAAGATCTACAAGTCGGAGTACGAGGGGCCAGAGTACAGGTCTGAGTACAAGGATACGCAGGCTGCGCCAGCCGAGGCAGTCAAAGCACCCGAGGTGCCGATGCTATTGGGCAACCCGGAACTGCGCGGCTCGATGAGCACACTAGACAACATGCCGTTTACCTATCGCGGCAAGGGACCGGCGGAGTGGACTCCGCAGGAGTTTGCGGAGGTCGGCAAGCACTTCGGTGTTGAAAGGCTGGGGCCGGAGTCGCCAGCCACGGCGTTCAGATACAGTGATAACACGCCCTTCAATATCCCCGGTGGATTGGAGGGTCAGTTCACCTACTACGATATGCTGCGGATGAAGGCAGACGGCATCGATCCATCCCGTATTCCGCGTGAGTTGCATATCCCGCTGCATCAGAAGCTGATGCGCTCGATGGATGTGGCACAGCCGGTGTCCCCCGAGCGGACATGGTCGGGGCTGATGTTCGGTATGACCTCGCCCAATAATCCGTTATTCCCCAACCAGCTTACGCAGTCGATCCTGCGCATGCGCGAGCCGGGATTACGTCAACAACTGGCTAATTCCATCCCATGGAAGGTCGGTGACGCGGTTTCTCAGGAAGAACGGCTGGCGGCCAGCAATAACATCGCCAACATGCTCGGTATCGATGCTGAATCGAGGGGCGGCCTCGGTGTGCGCGGCTCGACTGACTACACCCGCATCGCTGAGTTGGCACAGATGTGGGAGCAACACCCGCAGTGGTTTACCAAGACGGCTACAGAGGATTGGCCCAGCTATGTCGAACGGCTCACGTCTCAGGTGAAGGGGACGGCGATGAAGACGGGCTCGTTCGGTGGCGTATGGCAGGATCCGATGCATGCCGGTATCTCGGCAATCGACCGGCACATGGTCAACGAGTTCGAGCGTACCGGCAGGCTTTTCAAGAACAGGGCTGAGCAGAGAGCGTTTGAGAAGCGTGCTGTTGATCGTTGGAATGATAATAACGAGGACCGTCCGGTCAGGAATTATCGCCAACTCAGGCAAGCTTCTGGTGGCGAGGGCTTCCTGACTAAGATGAAGCTCGAATATGTCGGCAACGAGCAGAACTTAAAGCTCCGCACGCGGAAGGGTGAGATCAGTCCGAATGTGCCGCCGCATCTGGCCAATGCGCAGTGGCCGTCTGAGCCAAGCCACGTCAAGGTCATGGGCGAAGCGTATCGCCGCGCACTCGATTGGAACCAGCGGCTTGCCACGCAGCAGGGCTTAAACCTGTTCCCCTCACAGTGGCTGGAGTGGGATCGCATCCGAAGGCGGCTTGAGCCGCATGAGAATATGTTTCCCGGTCTGGAGCGGATGCCAGCGATGTCGCGTGAGCAACTGCGTAAGGTGTCAGACGAGCACACTGCTTCTGGGCACAAGACTTACGAGAAGGTGGCGGGGGAGGAGGAGGGGCAGATGGGCTTGCAGCCGACCCGACCGAGGCCGAATCCGGCGGGCTTTGCCTACTTCACGGTGCCGCCAGTTGTTGGCGCGGCGGGGGTAATAAAGGGTCTCGTCAACAATGAGGAGGAGTAGGCCTAGGTGCGCTTCTCGTCCCGTACCCAGTGCAGGAATTGCTTCCCCTAGGGCGCTGTGTTTCAGAGCAGTTCACCTAGGCCATATACCAAATGTAATACATCGGAGGCTAACGGTCAAGGGAGACGACTATGGGTGCCAACATCTGGTTCTGGTTGATCTACGTGCTGGTTGGGATCTTCGGTATTTTTGGCATAAGCCCTTGGAGTGGAGATCGTCTCGGTACATGGGGGCCGTTTGGTAGCTGGCTCGTCCTGTTCATCCTCACCGGCATCCTAGGTCTTAGTGTCTATGGAAGCCCCATCAGGTGATGGACAGGCAGACAAGGATGGCCGTGACCATCGCGGCGGTTGCGTTCTTGGTGCTCTTGATCTTGGCCACCTACGGGTACTTTAGCGGTGCTTGGGAGACGGTTCCTGACCCATGAACATGGACTATGACGGGGAGCATGACCTGCTCTGGGGTGCGGCAATCGTGGTGATCACTGTCGTCCTGACGCTGGCAGCCATCTGGTTGCTCGATGGGTAGCTATCCTATGCGTGGTAAGATGACGCCGTGATTCGGGAGGTGCCCCATGAAGATCGTCATCAGTTCAGGCCACGGGAAGTATATCTCTGGTGCTGTAGGCCCATCCCCTTGGGGCATCCACGAGCACACTGAAGCGGTGAAGGTCGTCAACGAGGTAGCGGCAGTGCTGCGCTCGATGGACGTGGATGTGGTCACCTACGAGGATACGGTCAGCAAATCTCAGGACGAGAACCTTGATCGCATCTGTGACTACCACAATGCACAGGGCAATCACGACCTAGACGTGAGCATCCACTTCAATAGTACAGACCCCCAGCCTAGTGGTCCGGTGGGTAGCGAAGTGTTCTATGCTTCTTCGGCGGGCCAGAAGGTCGCTGACAGGGTGGTGGACAAAATATGTACCGCTTCTGGACTGAAAAATCGTGGTCCCAAGTCAGGGAACTTCGCCTTCCTGAACAACACCAACGAAGTAGCCGTCCTAGTGGAGGTATGCTTCGTCAATTCGCACGCAGATGTGGACATATATCACGACAGATTCTCCGAGATCTGCGTGGCAATCGCCGAGGGTCTCGCTGACGAGCAGGCGGGCCAGCAACCCGACAGGCCTCCAGTCACAGAGCCCCCGCCGGAAGGGCCGGGGCCTGACGTTGATTCGCATCCTACTCTTAAGAAGGGTGATCAAGGGGAAGCTGTGGCGCGGCTGCAGCGATCACTGGGGATACCGGCGGATGGTGATTTTGGTTCTATTACGGATACACAGGTACGTGCGTTCCAAGCGGCGTGCGAGCTAGGCGCGGATGGTGTTGTTGGCCCGATGACATGGGCCGAGGTGGACGCTCTCGATACGCGCATGGCCAACGGCAACAGTGGCATCACGGTGGAGATGATGTCGGACATCGATAGGCTGGTGGTGGCATCTGGCTTGGACGACTACGAGTGGGAGGGCCGAGGCACGTCCTATCCCGGATACATCTCCGGGATGGCCATGTGCTTCGCGGTGGCCATGCAGATGTTCCAGACCGGCAAGGCGTCTGCGCAGGCGATGGCTAAGCCACTGGGTAGTCCAGATAAGGACGCCATGGAGTGGTACGCGGATCAGTTCGATAACGAAGACATGAACAACGGCACCTCGCGCGAGCGTATCCGGCATCTCTTCGTATTACTGATAGGTCTGGGGATGCGTGAATCCTCGGGCAAGTACTGCGAGGGCCGCGACATGTCGGCCAGCAACACGTCAAGTGATACGTGTGAAGCGGGACTGTTCCAGTCTAGCTGGAACTTCCACAACTCGTCCTCGTACATCGAGGAGCTATTCCACGAGTACTGGGCAGATCCCAATGGGTTTCTGGATATCTTCAGCGAGGGGATTTATCCCACCGCAAACAACCTGAATGTCTACGGTTCCGGTGACGGAGCGGCTTATCAGTGGCTCGCGAAATACTGTCCCGCGTTCGCGGTGATGAGCACAGCGGTGGGGCTTCGTGTTCTCAAGGATCATTGGGGACCGATCAAGCGTCACGAGGCGGAGATCGTACCAGAGGTGGATGAGTTACTGGAGAAGATACAAGAGCTAGTGGAAGGCACCTCGGAGGATGAGCCGGAGATCGCGTGATCGATGTTTCCAAAGAAGTCGGTGAAACTACCCGCTCCTTCTTTGGGGTAATGAGGGAGAACCCACTCTCGCTTGCGTTGGTGGTTGTCGTGTTCGCGCTCTCGGCCATGCTGTATTACTCCAGTGCGGCGACTCTCGAACAGCGCAGCGTGATGGCAAAGATGATCATCGAGTGGCAGCAACAGCAACAGATTATACTAGGAGGTTGCGTCAGCGCCGAGGTGACCAAGGGCATGATGGATAACATGCAGAAGATTACCGAGACGATGTTGAATTACAACAACAACGAAATCAAGCGTATGCAGGAAGCTCTCGACAAGGAACGGGACCGTTCGTTTCGGTTGCGAGAGTTAAGAGAACAGGAACTGCAAAAACAGATACCGACACCTACGCCACCACAGCCAGAGAAGCAGGGCTTACCGAAGTGGTTGCCGTTGGATGGCGTGGAATGGCAGATGCCAATAGTGCAAGCGTTCCCGGAGCATGAGTTGTTCAAAATGCCACCATGAACGAGAGGCTGGGTGACGGATTTTACCGAGGCACAGCCTGTGGGAAGCCATGGCTGGACGTGAGACCTACGTACACTTGCGCGATGTGCGGGCGTCCTGCCGAGGTACGGGAGGAGTTGTGTTTCCCGCTGCATTTCAAGAAAAAGAAGAAGCTGCTGCACGAGTGAGTAGTTGTGCTTGTCATGATGACATGACAAGGATGTCGCGTTCCCTTCAAAGGAGAATCCCCTATGCCGCAGTATCTCTGCTTGGTTACCGTGCTCTCAAACGTAGACAGTCCGATCCCCAACCCGAATCCTCCCGGTATCTGGGGGCCGACCGATCCCCGTCCCACCCCTCCGATTGCGCAGCCTCCCGGTGGCTGGGGCGGGCGACCAAGGCCACCCGGTGTGCCGACACATCCGATCTACAATCCGCCCTATCCAGATCAGGGCCTGCCGGGTAACCAACCCTATCCAGATCAAGGTCTTCCGGGCAATCAACCGTATCCTGATCAAGGTCTTCCGGGTCAGCAGCCGCGTCCCGATCAGGGACTGCCTCCGTTCCCGTCGCACCCGATCTTCATTCCACCGGCAGGTGGGCAACCGCCGCTTGGTATCTGGGGTCCGACTGACCCCCGTCCCGGATATGGCCTGCCGGGTCCGCAGCCGCGCCCGGAGCACCCCATTGTGCTTCCGCCGGATCTGCCGCCGACAACGCCAGAAGGCGGGCCTATCGATTGGAAGGTTGCGTGGACGCCTGTGACTGGATGGATTGTGGTGGGTATCCCGGCTGAGGGGACATTGGTCCCAACGCCGTCTAAGTAATACGTAAGAGGCCGCCGCGCCGGGGGAGAGGTGCCAGCCCCTGACGCGGCGGCCATAAACGCAGAGCTTATCGTCAGTCACTCTGCGTCTACTGTCGCCAACTCACGCGCTGTTGGGGGTGCCAACTGCAACGGTGGCGGCGGCAGTGCCTTGAGCGCCTCCGCACGTTCAAGTGCAGCGCCAAATGTCCACGGCTTCTCCTTAGCAATCTCCTCGTAGTGCGGGATGTCGGAATAGCTCCGCTCGCCCCAGCACGCTCCGTTGTCGGCCAGATAGTGCCCCACCAGACAGAACACTGGGTCCGACCAGACATACTCTGCGTCTGGGGGCTGCTTGCGTAGCCAGCCGGTCAGCGCATCAATCGTATACTCTGCCATGTCACTTCTCCTTCATAGCCAGAGGACTAATCTGGGGCCGAGCCCCCTGAGTGACAACCTTTGGCATGGTCTCCGGTATATTCTGCCCGTTTTGGGGCAGGCGCTCGCGCTCTACCGGCATGAACTTCTTGCGCTCCTCAAGGAAGACACTACGCACCTTCTCGACCATGCCTAGCTGGGCATCCAGCCACTGGATGTGATCGTAGACCTCCTGCTGCTGAGTGTACCGCAGGTCATCGCCCCGCAATCTGGCGTTCTCTGCCATGCGCTGCAGCCCAACGATCAAGTCAGTCAGTCTGTCTGTCATATCGACTCTCCGTCCACGGTAAGCTGCTGGTCAGCGGAGTGATCACGTCTTTCTTCGTCGTTTAGTTCTCTCGTTTTGTCGCGGGCCTCCTTGCGGGTGGAGAGAACCGCGACCGTCTTCTGTGTTATCGGTCTGAGCCTATCCATGACCAGCCATGTGAGTGTGTCTCGTTTCACGTAATATCTAGCCTTCGCCATAGCTTCGTCCTCCATGTCGCAGTTTCGCGCGCCCCTCCTCTGTGATCTCCCATCCCCTTGGGTTATGTCGCAGGAATCCTCTGTCCACGAGTGAGCCCCAGACGCCGCCGGGTACATTGATTTGGCGGCTTGCCCTGAAGGGCAAGTAGTCCACCCTTGCAGCAGCCTGAAGGATCAGCCTCTGTCGCCACGTAATGATCCGCCTTGGTTTTGTTTTCCCGTCAGCATCAACTCGATCTCCTTGCGGAGGTCGTTTCTCTTCATACCGGGGAGGATTTCTTGACAAATGATATCCATGATCTTGTCGGTCAGAAGCCGCAGCGCCTCATCGCTGATTCGCTTCAGGCTCTTAGGGCGTAGCTCGACCTTGCCATCGGCCCCTACCACGAAGCGTGCGAACCGGGCACGCATCTTGAGGTCTTCCATCGCCTCGTCTTTGTCCAGCCAGCGCGGGCTGTTGTCGGCAGTCTTGTGGACGAGAGCCCAGAGGAACTTGAGGCTCTCTAGGTTGCGCGGTGAGTAGAAGCTGCACACCACCTCGCCGCCCATCTTGGCTGGCGCGATGTCATCCGCAGCCATCTGATTGCTGGGGAAGAATCCTACCTCTCCCACATATAATGCGCCGCGCTTAACGACCGTGGTCTCGATGGTCATCAGCGTATCTTGATCAAGATTGCCATCAGCGTGATCCAGATGGCGCAGAGCATGATGAAGCTGGCCAAGTCGTGTTCGCCGGTCATTCGTGGAACATAATCTTGAACGCGATGTAGGTAACCAGCACCGCGATGTAGCCGTTCAACGCTGCTTGGAAAATCTCCGGGGTCATGTGGCAGCTTCTGATGGTTCCTGTTCGTCAGGGCTCAGCCTGATCTCGTTACGCTTGAACTCCTCCAGTAGAAGCTCCCAGTCCACGGGGTCGAAGTCCTTCTCGCGCGGTGCGACGGCATTGTTCCAGAAGTTCTCTGCCTGTTGCAGCGTCTTGGAATCCACCAATCCCTGAGCGATCCAGTTCAGCGCGGCTCCGGGGTCTTCCTTGGGGTCTGGCATGCCGCTTGGGACAGCCTCCAGAGGCGGCGCAAGCTGCTCCATGCGCTGGTCTGCCACCGCCTTTACCTGCTCGTAGACCTCCGGGTACTTGTCGCTGAGACGTTGCAGCGTGGCGTCGTTAAGCCCGTCCCACTCGCTGATCTCTTGCTGGCTGGTGGCCATACCGATGGCCCTGACATAGGTGGATGCCCAGATGTCAGCAGTCATACCGGGAGCAAAGCCGATCTTGTGAGGTAGACGCTCGTCTACTACGGGTTCCTTAGTTGGACTGGCTGGTCCCGGTACGGTGCGAGGACGCTCGGCGTATTTGGGTTGCTTTACCGGGTCGGCACGCTCAGTTTGGCTGGGTTGCTGGCGAGTGGTGGCTGGTCCTTCATCGGCGTCATCGAAGTCACCGCTTGGCACCTGAAACAGGCTCAGTAGGAAGTATTTCCTCGCGGCGCTGTGCGCTTTGTTGATTGCCTTGTCGTCGTAGTCTCCCTTGGAATTGCGTCCAATGCACATGCCGGTGAAGCGGGGCTTCTCGGGCCATACCTCTCCTGACGTATGGAAGATGCTGAACTCATAGGTCACCATGATCCGGGTCTCGACCTGCGTGCGCTCCACCTCGTTCTGGATCACGCACACGCCATGCTTTCCCATCAGCGGAGTGACCGCGAAGAGCAAGTCTTGGAGTGTGGCATACGCATAGTTATGGAACTTGTTGAAGCCGGTCTTCTGGATGGTCCCGACCTCGGACATCACGCCAGCAATGCCTGCGGCGAGCTTGCCGACAGGACCGGGTTGCACGTAGCGGGCACGATCCTTGGCCTCCTCATATGTTGGCAGGCTCATGCGCTTGGCCTGCTGCTCACGCTCCCAGTCCATGGGAGAGGATGCTCTGACAAGCTGACTGCCATCAGGATTATGACGCACGTTCTGCTGCGCAGCTTGTTCACGTACAGCGATGGCCTTCGCGGCTATCCCTGATGGTCCCGGCACAATGGGCCGCCGGGGCGTAGATGTGGGTTCATTCATGGTGTGTCCTCCGGGAGCGATGATGTTTATGTCGATTCGAGTAATGATGCCAAACAGTTCCGATGAGACACCCCACCACGCCAACAGTCCAGCCGTACATAAATTCCCATGGGAACTCAGTCATCGTCTTAGTCATCGTCGTCCTCATCCTCGTCTTTTTCTTGCTCGCGGATGGCAATCAATCGCTCTTTCGCCATCTCAGCGAACTGCTCCGGCGTGACCTGAAGGTTGCGATTGACCACAGCTAGAAGCGTGCAGAGCACAAAAGACACTGCGGCACAGCCCTCGCTGTATCCGTACTCAGCCCACTTGAAGCGGAGCAGCGCGTCATGTGACGCTCGTCCAACGTGATCGCGCGTGAAGTTCACGAGATCCCAGTACACCTGATCGTTGGAGAGCTTATTGGCATGTAGCTCTGCTTCGCGCTTGACGATTGCCTCAAGCAGCTTTTGCTTTCTCTCAGCATCCATCACACGGTCCTTTGCTCCTCGATGAGCTTGGCACCCGGCACAGTCACACCGGCTCTGACGGCTTTGTTCGCTAGATCCTGTATAGTTGCCCGCACGTCTGAGTTCTCTTTGAAGAAGTTAAGACACAGGTCGTAGTCCACGATCTCGGCAGACTTGAAGCTCTTCAGGCTCATGGCACGGCTGCGTGTGCCAGCACGGGGACGGCGGGGGGCGTCAGGCACTGGTTCCCCCGCCGCCACCGCCGCCTTGGCTTCCTCTTCTGCCTTCTTCTGCTGGGCGATGAGCCACGGCGTTAGGAGCTTGAACTTCAAGTTCTTGTAGGTTTCCGCCATCAGTAACAACGGCGACCACTTGATCTGGATTTCCTTTAGTGCCTCGTCGTATGGCGCACGTTCTTTCTTGCGCGCCTCGTCGGCCTTCTTCCAGAACTCGCTGAGTTGGTCAGCGACATTGCTAATCAGATCAGCCTCGGTCTGCTCAGTGATAGGCTCGCCCTCAAGGCGTAGCTTGGCAGCAGCAGCGAGGTCGCTGATCTTGCCTGTCAGATAGTCGAAGTCGGTCTCGTCAGGAGGACGGTTGTCGCCCATGGGGGCCACAGTGGCCATGCCATCGCGCCACTCGGGCTCGTCGCCCTCCGCCACCTCGCGGTACCATTCCTCGGGCACCGGATTGTTGCAGACGTTGATCCAGATGTCGCGACCACGTTCTCCGGTCACGTCTCGATGGGCCTCACGGCAGTGAAGCTCACCATCCTCTCCGGGCCAATAGGCAACCGGTATCGCAAACTTTGTGCCACCATAGCTGGCCTTCCGCACCATACGGTAGAAGCCTGCATAGGGCGTGCCCTCAGACGCAGGTGGGTTCCTGCCCTCAAGCTTGTGCTGCCACCACAGCCAGTATTTCTTCTGCTCCTCGGGGGTCATTGCTTGTTCTTTCCACGATGCTGTTCAGCGAACCGCTCGGCTTCTTCCTTGGAGTGAAACAACTGCATCTGGAACTTCACGCCATTGGCTGGCTCATAGTCGTGCAACGGCACAATCCAGTAGGTGAAGTCAGCGTCTTTGTCGTAGCTCGAATGCACCGTGAATGCCTTGATAATGAGGTTGCCCTTCATCGCCGCTCTACCTTTCCACTCATCTTCTTACGTAGGGTTTTGTCGAAGCCTCTGGACTGGATCGTGCGCTTGGCGTCCCAGCCACTGATCTTCACACGGGGCATCCGCTTGATGATTTCGGTTAGCCCCTTCTCGGTCAGGTCGTTGGGCATGTACTTGGCGCGCAAACGACGTGATTTGGCGATGATCTTCGCGTCCTGCTTGGTCTTGATTCGGTGCGCAGAGATGAGCCTTGGGGTCAGGTTCCACCATTGATCCACGTTCTCGTTCTCGGTTTCATGGAGTATTCCATGATCTACGTGATACAACGAGATCATCTGGTCTGCAGTCATCTCACGGGCGTGGCCATAGGGGACATCCCCCAGCGCGAGCAGCGCGCAGGCGTACTTCTTCTTCCATGAGATGTGCTTGCGTTTCACGGGGCACCTCTGCCAGTGAATTAATGCGCGAGTAAGCGACCTTGGACGGTATGACTAACCGGGAGGTCAGACCCTCCTCACGAGACAGAGCCGCAGGTCGCCTTTCTGGAACACCGACCCTCGCGCTGGCCGATGAGGTAACCCCTGTCTCGTCTGAACTCTGCGGGGCGGTTCGCACGCCCCTCCCGGTAGGTCTGAAAGCTGCCGGGTCAGGTTATCCGGTCAAACTACCACTTCTTGTCTTTAATATCGTTCACGTCCGGGGTCTTCACGTATTTGTCGGTGCAGTACACCCGGACATCCTCGCGCATCTGCCACCACGCCTTATCGTATTCGCCTGTTTTCTGGCGGGCGTCGTATTGCTCTTGCGTGGTCCGGTCTGCCATAGTGACAGAGCCGCAACTGCAGAAGTCCGAGATTTCCTTCGGGGTCCAAGACTTCTTGTTGCCCGGAGTATCGAAGGTGCCGGTGCAGTATTTCATCCAGCCCGCAATGAGATGGGTCCGCAACGGGTCTTTGATGGGCTCGGCATATGCACTGGTGGCAAGCACCAGAGCAGCGCAAATAACGGTAGACTTCATGTCAGACTCCCTTGTGTGTTGTGTGCATTTGTAATACGCTGATCAGCGAAGTCAAGGGCAAATGCTGACGTTCACGCTTCCCATCGCACCATCTGTGAATGCTGCCTTCCTTAATCGCAAGGGTGGGCATGGATATGGACGTATAAAATCTGCCAAGTACCGCGCGTGGATCAAGAACGCAGACGCGCACTACCTGATGCAGAAGAAGGACATTGTTCCGGCGCGGGGTCCATACATCTGTGGGATGATCTTCCCCCTAAAGCTAAAGGGTGACCTCGATAATCGCGCGAAGTGCATCCTCGATTGGATGGTATCCCGTGGGCTCACGTCAGACGACAAGTATCTCCAAGGGCTGCATCTTGTGAGGGATGAGACGCCTTACGAGTGCGTGGTAATCCAAGTGAAGGAGATCGCAGGTGCTGGATCACAGTTGTCAGGTGCAGAGGCATTCTTTGAGCGACCGCAAGGATGACCTTTACGAGACGCCGGATGTAGCTGTTGAGGCGTTGCTGCGGGTGGAGAAGC